GGACAGCGACACTGCTCCATTGGAGTAAGACGGTAAACATGCGGCCTTGTGTACGGGCGGCATGGCATGACAAAGCGAGCAACGTGCAATCTATCATCGCGCGTTTGTTTGTGGCGTCTCGGCTGATTGTATTATCGGCGACAGGCCAAGCTGTGACCGGACACAAACACAAGGTTAGGGCCTTAAGTGCGTCTCGTATGTGGCTGAACATGCGCGCTTGCGAACGCAAGGCAAAGCGCAATCCCCTGAAACGGTGAAACGGGTAGGGATTGCCACAATAAGTTAAGACTACTCGCGCAACAATCAGTTAATGATTGTAACTAGACTGTAATGGACAACGAGAAAACCTAACTGAAACACTGTTAGGCTGTTAGTGGCGCTCGGCTTGCCGCTTGTGTCCCGTAAGCTAGCTCGTTGTCCTTTTCAGTCTAGTTGCAGAATTTAACTGGATTGTAACGGGTAGCGGGTTAGCAACTCCCTCCTAATGAGTTCTCCCCCGGAACTCGCTAGTCCGCTATCCTTTACAATCCAGTCACACTAGCGGAGAGTGTGTTATGGCTATGTTAATCATTCATCCGATACGTCCTTACTTGTACGTGTCGCCTAAGCTCGTGAAGGTTTGGAACAAACACATTCACTGTGTTGCTCCACCGCCGCGAGATGAAGCCATCAGCTTTTGGGGGTAACGTTATGCAAGCTTTAGGCAAAGCATCAATTGACCGTAATCCTAAACCGTTGCTCGGTCGCATGTACGCAGAGACACGCGTTCGGGTTGCGTGGTTCAAGTTTGCGTTCATTCGGAACATGATACACAGACGGAGAAGTAACCATGACAATCAGTAACTTCATGCTTTCTCGTGGTGGTTCGCCACCTAATCACCGTAAGTTTGACGTGTACAAGCGCGAAGCTAATGGATACACGCACCGCATTGGTGTTGTGCTTGCCATGAACAAAGTGCAGGCTGACACTAAAGTGCGCATGGTGTACGGCAAAGGCTTGCTCGTCGGCGAAGCGGTTTGGGCTGTCGATCCTGAAACCGAAGACGAAAAGGACGAACGCGCGGCATAATCTATCATCAACGCGTTTGCACTACACACACAGACTGGTGAAACTAATCACGACAGCCAGCGAAAGAGCGTGACTGTGTGTGTTATCCAGACGCGACTTGTCTGGACCGTGGACAACCTACGGGATTACCACAAAAGGAGAAGTGAACAATGGCACGTAAAACAGGAATGCTCATTGGCCTGACTGCAATCGGTGCAGGCATCCGTGAGTTGAAGGGCATCGTCGCCAATGCGTACGAACGTGCGCAGAACATCGGCGTTTCCATCATCAACCACGACTTGCACGGCGGCAAGGACGGTGAGCCGAGCGGTGACTGTTCCAAAGCGAAAGACTTGGTTAACGCACTGCGCACGCAAGAGGACCGCCGCAACATGGTGGCTTGGCTTGCGTACTTCGGCAACATCGGTTGCAAGATGGAGAGCGGCATCTGCACTGAAGTGCGGCACTTTCCGCCGGAGAGCAAGCGTTACCGCAAGGCGGACTTGGATGGAGCCAAGGCTAACAACTTCTTCGAGCCGTACGACGCGAACGGTGAAAAGGCGTTTTGGTTCGAAGGTCCGGCCAAGCCTGCTTACACACCGGGTACGATTGCCGATCTAGGCCAGAATGTGCTCAACTTTGCTGATCGTTTCCTCGGTACGGACAGGCGCGAAGGCGAGTTGTCCAAAACCAAGGACAACGGTTACGGGCAGAACGTTCCGATCTACGACTTGAACGACGAGGAGCGCCAGCAGGCGACCGACATTCTCACCGGAATGCGGAAGCTTGGCTTGATGCTCATGGCTCGTGAGCGTAGCGAGGAACTGACTGCCGAAGTCACTCGCCTGAACGAGTACGTTGCCGCGACGACCAAGGTTGTCGAGGACATTAACAAGCTCGGCGAAGAGACTGACGAAGATGAGGAAGTTGTCGCGGAAGCAGTCGGAGCGTAACAACCACGAGTAAATCCAGTCAGTAACTCTCCGCGACACGCTGACTGGTCCAACGCTGGCATACCGTTGGCCCCCGAAAGTATGCCAACTCCAGAACGCGAGGCCAACGGACGAACCGTTGCTCGCACACTATTGAAATGGGCCGTGTAGATACCGGAGTAACATGGCCGGTATGTTTGGGATGATGAAACCCTCACGGCCCTTTTGAGTAGTGGCCACCTATGAAGAGGTACTGTGCACCGTACCGAGTAGGTTGTCCGGCGACGTTTAGAAGGTTCGACTCCTAGTGTCACTACTCAACCCGCAACTTAAACAGACTGTCGCAGTCGGGTGGCTGGGAAAGCGACGAACTATAGTGTCGGTTGATGTTCTTAGTCTGTAGGCGGCAACGTCACGCAGTTGAACTAGAGTTATCGGCTGATGTTTGTGTTAGCGCCAACTGTTTCAATACAGTGGGACAGTCTGTTTAATTTGTGGAGGCGGAGCCATGAAAAGCGGCGCTAATCTATCATCATCATCAACGCAGCGACGCCAGCAGTGGCGCAAACTACGCCAGCAGCGAACGCACAAAGCACTACACGATGCCGCCGATGAGATACGGTCAACGCCAATCGACGCCAGTCACAACGCCAAGATTTGGATTGGCACTGGCTTGCAAATCGCAGCCACAATCATCGACGAGATCGCGGCAGAAATGCTGTGTGAGGACATGGTTAGCGGGGAATAACAATGCGGTGGTTAACCAAACAGCAGATTAAAGTTTACCCACGCCAGCACAGTCGAAAGGAGACTTAACATGGCTACTGGTAAGCAACGAGGGAAGCGTCCGACCCTCATTGTGAAAACGGGCGATTCGAAGTCACGTGTTGAGGAAATGTTCGGTGGTACAAAGCAACCGGACGAACCCAGTCCTCAGCCTGTGATCGAAGTGGCAGCGGTTATTCCGTTGCCGGAACACGCTGATCCTGATCCCGAAAATCCGTCAGCAAAGGACATTAAAGATCGTGTGACTGCGATCTTCAATTCCATCGGCACGGCAGACATGACGGGAACGGAGTATCCGCGTGGCAGGGACAATAAAGGCCCAGTCGCTGCGGAGTTCGTCGTTGCACAGCAGTTGAAGAAACTCGCTGAAGCTCGTTACGAAAAGGCGAAAGCTGAAGCGTCTGACACAGGTTGTTTCGGTGATCCTGAAGCGTACGTGTCCGGTGAAACCGTGGAAGTGTATCGCGGTCCAGCGTACACGTTCAGCGTTCAACGCAACCGGGACAGTGAAGTCGTGGACAAGGAACGCACCGAACAAGTGCTGCGTGAAGTAGCTCCGAACAAGTGGCAGGAGTTGCTGAAGCGCTGCAAGAAACCACGTGCAGGAGCCACTCAAATCGTCGTGGCGTTGCGCTGACGAGAACCCGCTGGCATACCGGGGATTGATCGCAAAGTATGCCTACTACGTAGGAGAAGCAAGTATGAAACAAACGATCTGGTACGTTCCGTGTACTTCTGGAAGCGGAACAGCGAAGACGAAGTTCTTCAACAGTCGTGACAGCTACGAGAACTATGCTCAAAACAACAAGGGCAGCATTCTCGGTGACGTAGGACAGTTCACCGTTGATGGAAACATTGACGGACTTGATCTGCACAACGACACGACTGCCAATACCAGACAGTCACATCAGAACGCTTAACACTCGTACGACCCGCTGGCAGACCGGGTAAAGTCTGCCACCTCAGCCGGGGGGCTTGAGGTTTGTGTGTAGCGAGAGCGGACAACAGGGGAATACCCAAAATGACACTAACCGTTCAAAGCGAACCACGTCACGGTTTGCTTAACGTAGCCATCAACGGCTTCGTGCGTTCGTTGTACATCGACGAACTAATCGCCTTCGTCGTCCAAAGGGCGAGGGTAAGGAACTGCAAGCGAGAACATAACAATAACTGAGCTTGGTAGAAAAGTAATCTCCGCTACGTCCTGTAGCGTCGAGAACAATCTCCCAAACCACAAATAACAATTCAATTCCAGTCTCGAAAGAGCCTAGTCCGAAAGGATAAGGAAGTACTGGAAGCACGTGCACGCAGCGGACAAGGCTTGGGCCGACAGCTAGGGCGACGGTGTTCGCCCAAAACTGGAGGATGGGTAGCGAGTGGCTGACCAGTGCACGTGCAATCTATCATCGTCACTGGAGAAGCAACAATGCACATGAGAAAACACGGCGGTAGGTGCTGTGGCATCACACACCTAGAAGGCTTTTTGGGGTATCCAACGGCTGAAACTCTGAAAGAGTTGGACACTAAAATGAAGAGGTTTAACAGACCTCCTCGCTACTATCGAAGTCGAGATGGAGAAAGGTTCAACGTCGCTCTTGAATGCGTTCTAACCGATCAGCAGTTGCGAGACACACGTAGGTACCGTTGGCAGTCACCGGGAACTGGAACCACGTGGAAAGAAGAACTGGACAAGCGCGGTTTCAAACTCGTGTTTCGGTTCAAGAACGCCAACTCTTGTAACTTCTGCAACGTTTTCTACTTTACACCCTCTGGCAAATAAACGAACAAAAAGGAGAACGAACAAATGCCAACGCGTAACGCTTATCCGCTTTGCTGTGGTGCTTCGATTTTCACTGGGTTCGAAGAAGACCCTGAAAAGATTTCAGGCTACGCAGCATTCAACTTCTACGACGAGAGTGGAAGACAAATCGCGAAACTCTCATATGGGTACGACGAGACTGGAAAAGAGCTTCAACTTCCAAAGGAATACACGTCGTGGGGTTACGTCAAGCAGTCGAAATGGCTTAACGAGAATTACGCGTACTACGACACTCGTACGAAGAAAAAGGTTGGAGACCGGCAAGGTTACGCACTCGACGAAAAGGGTGAGAAAATTCCTCGCATCGCCATACAGGCTCTGAAGCAGGAGTTGGAGAAGCATCGCAAGAGCTATCCGACGCACTTCTACTCGTGCATTCTGACTGACAGGCAAATCAAGAAACACCCTCGTTGGTTGAACGTTCTGAAGGAGATGGGATTTGAATTCAAGTTGAGCTTCATGAACGCCGTTCACGCCGAACGAGAGCGTTTGTATTTCTTTGTCCTCGTCACTGATGATAAGGGTAAGTGCAAAGGGGACTTTAACGTTCCACCTCCGGGATGGAACGAAATTTCGGCTGATGGTTGTGAACCGACACTGCTCCAAACAGTGAAGCGTACAGTCACCAGACGGAAAGCTGCTTAACGCTCTTTGCGTAACCTCTGAGGTAATAGTAAGATGGGTTCGACTCCCACGCCTCTATTTCGTGTGTTTGGCAATGTTGGAAGGGGTGAAACCCAACTGTAATACATCCGGCCACGACCGAGCACCGCGCCCTACCTGACGCACCCGCTAAGGAGGAAAGGACCGCTCGTGAGGTCAGTAGTTACATGTGTTGAGCAGCACATTGGATGCAAGTGGATCAGTTGAGAAATGTGTGGGTGGGTTGGATGGCGAAAGCAACGACCACTTGCATCCACCAAAATTCCAAAGCTAAGGAGAAGCGACGTGAAAGATATAGTTTACAAACTGACTGATGAAAATGGAAGGACAAGAGGTGGAACACAGTGGGCACCCGGAGTAACTCACTGCGGAACTGGAACCGGGGGGTTGTGTGGGCCGGGCTACATCCACGCTTACACACATCCACTACTGGCTGTTCTTTTACATCCTCTCCATGTTCAGTGGAAAAACATGCGACTGTGGAAATGTTCTACCACGATAGTTAAAAACGATCGGGGTACTAAAGTTGGTGGGATTTCACTAACCACACTAGAAGAGATACCACTGCCGGTTTTAACAGCAGAACAAAAAATTATATTCGCCATTTTGTGTGTAAAACAAATCTCAAACTTAAATAAAAATTTATCGACTTGGGAACAATGGGCTAACGACTTACTTGACGGTAAAGTTTCATACAAAAATAAAACTGCTGCTCGTGCTGCTGCTCGTGCTGCAGCTCGTGCTGCTTATGCTGCTTATGCTGCTCGTGCTGCTTATGCTGCTGATGCTGCTGATGCTGCTTATGCTGCAGCTCGTGCTGCTGCTTATGCTGCTCGTGCTGCTGCTGATGCTGCTGCTGCTTATGCTGCTGCTTATGCTGCTGCTGATGCTGCTTATGCTGCTGATGCTGCTGCTGGCACGATAAATTTGATCGAAGCTGCTGAGAAAGCAATTGCTTGGAGTAGTCGAAGTGAGAATTCATGACAAAATCTTCGTGTACGGAACCTTGAAGACCGGACACGGAGCTAACTCTTTTCTTCAAAATCGAGCGGAGTTCATCTGTGAAGACACAATCGTTGGTACCCTGTATAATTTGGGAGCCTTTCCGGGGTTCAAAGCTGTGGGGACAGAAACCGTATCTGGTGAGATTTGGGAAATCACCGATGAAAAACTGCCAGCCATGCTCGACAACTACGAAGGATACCCCGGACTTTATTCCCGCGTTCGCGTGAGAACCAGCAAAGGCTACAATGTTTGGGTGTACGTGTACAACGGCAGGGTGCGTGAAGACGCACTTTGCGAAGAAGGGGTTTGGTAAAAGACAATGGGAAACGCAAGTAGGCGGGCAAGGTTGGCTGTCGCCCAAGCCAAGAAGGATGCCAAAGCGAAAGGCAGTCCACAGCCAGAACCGGAAGTGAAGAACGCAATCCTGTTGGCACCGCCCAAGAAGACGCACGGCGTGCAAATCTTTCGGGACTGCACGGTGGACTTTCCTCAACTGTACTTGGACGTGTGGATTTCAGAACCTACGTCTGAGCTTCTGTTGGGCGAAATGTTCGGTCGTGCCGCGTGTCGCAAAGCCAAAACGCTCGACAAAGCTGATTTGGTTGTGTTCACTGGTGGAGCAGACGTGAGCCCTACGCTGTACGGTGAGAAACTGACTGACGCACATCCGAAAACTCGGTTCAACAAAGATCGAGACAAAAGGGACATGCAACTGTACGCAGACGCGTTGCAAATGCGTATTCCGATGGTAGGTATTTGTCGTGGTGCTCAGTTCCTTCACGTGATGAACGGTGGCAAGCTGTATCAAGACGTGGACGGACACCATACTGCTCACAGCATTCGAACGGCAGACAACCTCACCATCGACTCGGTGACTTCTACGCACCATCAAATGGTGATGAGCAACGACAAAATGGTTGTTCTGGCTACTGCACGGCAGTCAACCGAACGGTGGATCGACAAGCGTGTTTCCGAGAGAAGTTCCAAGCACGATGACATTGAAGCGTTCTTGTATCCGGAAACCTTGTGTCTTGGCATCCAAGGACACCCGGAGTACAGAGGTGTGTCACGGTTCACCGGTTGGTGTCTTCAGCAAATCGAAGACAAGATCAAGCACAATCATCATGTGAAGAACGAAAACGGTGTGATCCGAATTCAGAAGAAAATTGAAATCGTTTAATAACAAGAAAAGAAAAAGGAGAGCGGGACGTGTGTGGATTGTGTGGCATCGTCGGTGATCTATCATACCAAGACGAAAGTGCGCTGAAGACGATGATGCTGTTGAATTACTTCAGGGGTGGACATTCAACAGGATTTGCAGCCGTTCGCAACAACGGTGACGTGAAGATTGCCAAGCAGCTTGGTGGTCCGTGGGATTTGTGGGAATATCCTTCGTTTAAGGAAGCGTTGAACGCCAATCAGTCGTGTGCTTTTCTGGCACACGCAAGGCACGCAACTCGTGGCAGTGTCAGCACTGTGAACGCCCATCCGTTCAAGTTCGGTCACATCATCGGTCAGCACAACGGAACACTCGATCACTCGTGCATCACCGAGTTGAAAGACATTTTGATGGAAGAGTATCCAGTGGACAGCATGTACATTTACGCTGCCATTGAAGCTCTTGGCGTCAAGGACACAATCCCGCTTCTGCGTGGTTCGTGGGCTCTGTCGTACGTTGACTTGGAACAAGGTACTTTCAATCTTCTTAGGAACACTGAACGTCCGTTGTGCTACGCCACGACAAAGGACAGCAAGGCGATCTTCTTTGCGTCTGAGTGGCCGATGATTGCAGCCGGGTTGGCGAAGAACGGAGACAAGACGGAGTACAGGGAACTGGCACGAGACGGTGAAGGAAATCGGTTCTTCAGTCTTCCGAAGGATTACTTGTTCACGTGGGATATAAACGGACTGAAGAAAGGCAAAGCCAAGCCTGTTTGTACTAAGTTGGAGGGTAAGGAGCCTTTTTTGGCTCCGGTATCTTCAAACGTTGGGGTCCACAGGGTCGGGCCCAAATCCGACCCATTCCATCGAGCGACAATGACGAGCCCTTCCTCGACGACGACCTCCCGTGGTTCGGGTGACGTAAGCAACATCCTGATCGACGTTGAAGGAACGGAGGACAATCCGTATCCGGGTTTCAGTCGTCAAGAGTTCGAAGACTGGACGCAAGACGGTTGTCAGTTCTGTGGTAAGCCAATTCCGTACGGAACCACCGGCATCACCATTTACGAACGGCAGCAAGTAGTTCTGTGTAACGAACACTCTGCTCGTGTTCCGGACGACAAGGTTCGGATTTACGTGAAGGAAATCACTCAGGAAATGAAGCAGCCTGTTGCTGCTTAAATTAAACGGAGAAGTGAAACAATGACTGCTTTGACTGGTGTTGAAGGATTTAAGTTTGGCTGCGATCCTGAAATGTTCATCACGGACAGCAACGGGTCGCTCGTTTCGGCAGACGGATTGATTCCCGGAACAAAACAGGAACCACATAAGGTTGATGGTGGTGCAGTTCAAGTTGACGGACTTGCTGCCGAGTTCAACATTGATCCTGTGGACAACTTCAAAGACTGGAACGACAATATCGTTTCGGTTATGTCGCAACTGAAGAAAATGCTTCCTTCAGGGTACGGGTTGCTGATCGAACCTGCGGTACGCTTCTCCCCGGAGGTTCTGAACGCCGCTTCCTCCAAGGCGAAGGAGTTGGGATGCGATCCTGACTACAACGCGTGGACTACGGAAGTGAACCCGTACCCTGACACTACGAACGATCCGTTCTTGAGAACTGCTTCCGGTCACTTGCACTTTGGATGGTTGGACCCGGACGACTACATGCCGTTGGAGGATGAAATCCATCGCAAGAACGGATTTGACTTGGCGAAGCAATGTGACTGGTTCCTTGGTGCGTGGTCAGTGCAGAAAGACCCGGACGTAACTCGTCGTGCTTTGTACGGTAAAGCCGGAGCGTGTCGCATCAAGCCTTACGGAATGGAGTACAGAGTTCTCAGCAACTTCTGGTTGAAGTCCAAGGACCTTCGCCGTCACGTGTGGAACCGGGCGCAGTCAGCCGTGCAGTACATGCAGTCTGCTGAAATGGCGAAAGCGTATCCGGGACATTCAACTCAAATCGTTGAAATCATCAACGAAGGCAAGAAAGAACACAAGTTGTTCGAAACTATGTCTTGGCCTCTGCAGAGGATTCAGTAACAATGAACAATCCTAACTTGTACGAGAACTTGGACGAAGCAACTCGTCGGTTGTATCAAACCATTGTCACGTACGAAGGTGAACCGTGTTTCGTGATGACGATTTGCAATCACAAGAGCGACGGTATCTTTCGTCTGTACTTGTGGCCGATACAACACAGCCTAGCAGCCTTCAAAGCAAAAGGTCTGTATCCGGACTATCAAATAGTTCAAATGTTCTCCAACGAACAAGGTGCGTTCTTGGACAAGTGGATGGAGGAACACAAGGACTCGCCAATTATGAGGAAGATGGCGAACAGTCCTGCATTCAACAAGTTCCGTCCGTTCTCGTTGGGGATGCTAAACCAAACGCACAACACGTGTTACTTGGCTAGAAGTCCCACCAGAAAAACTCAGCAAGGTTTGGTAGCCAGTATGATTGACCACTGGCCTTGTTCAGTTGGTGAAAGAGAGCAGTCAAGGTTTCGAGGTTCTTTGTCTGGTTCAGAATTCTACGACTGCGTGAAAGGAACGCATCCAAGTGCTCAAGAGTGTTTGGAAAAGATGTTTGACCCTGCCTACGAAGAGCGGAATTCTGTGGCTTTTCACCGCAATTTCGCGTTTGTACGTGGTCCGTTGGACACTTTCTTTTTGCAGTACAAGACTGACTTGGTTGGTTTTGTCCCTAAGCAGTCCTCGCGTCCTACAGTTGAACTGGCAAAGAAATTTGCTCATCTTAAGGAGACTGTTGAGGAAACCCGACAGTTTTCGGAAGTTAAAGTCAGAAATTAGAAAGGGAGAAGATACGATGGTCTTTGTTCCGCGCAACAAGGAAAAGGACAAGTCTAAGGATTTCACCATTGCGGGTCTGCGTGGAGTTCGCACGAAGAAAGGCCACGTAGGTATTGAAGTCGAATGTGAAGGCACAAACCTTCCGAAGGCTGGTCTTGAGCCCTACTGGACTTACGTCCGAGACGGATCACTTCGGGGTGCAGACAACGCCGAGTACGTGCTTACCAAGCCAATTGATTTCGACGAAGTTGAAAAGGCCGTTGGCGATCTTTGGTCTAAGTTCAAAGCGAGTAAGACGAAGTTGGACGAGTCCATCCGGACAAGTGTTCACGTACACCTCAACGTACTACCGTTTTACCAGAACAGGCTTGCTGCACTTCTCGCTCTGTGGTTTATCTTCGAGGAACCGCTCAGCTACTGGTGCGGTGACCATCGCGCGGGTAACCTGTTCTGTATTCGAGCCAAAGATGGGCCCGCCATCATTGAGCAGATTAAGGGATGGTTCGAGAACAAGGGTAATTTTGGACTGGACACCGAGGGTTTGCACTACGCTGCTTTGAACCTGTCGTCTGTTCAAGAACACGGCAGTGTGGAAATCCGTACTATGCGTGGTGTAACTGACCCTAAGCCGTTGTTGCAGTGGGTTCGCATTCTTCGCAAGCTGTACGACGCAAGCGCAGATTACCCCGATCCTCGCACGTTGATCGAAGACTACAGTTTGCTAGGAGCGTACGACTTCTTTCAGAAGATTTTTGGTAAAGAAGCCGAAGCAATTTTGAGAGAGATTAGCACGCTGGACGTTCGGCAGTGTTTGACGGACGGTATGAGATTCGCACAAGATTTTGTGTACGTCCGAGACTGGTCGGAGTTCAACCCCGTAAAGGTCATGGAAGACCCGTTTGGTCGTAAAATGGCAAAGAAAGAAGTTCAGGATGAAATCCCTAGAGCTGTTAGAATGATCCGGTGGGATAACGTTGTACCGCCTTTTCCGCGTGCAGCAGGGGCTCAACCCGGCAGGGTGATTCGTGATGGCGCGCTCAACCAAGAACTTTCTAGGCTAGCGAGAGGCCGAAACACAGTAACAGTAGGTGGACAACAGTTTATGTATCGAAACGTTGACGACACGTGGGAGCTAGTCAATACTGCCGCAGTAGGAATTCACATTGCTGAATAGGTTTAGAGTGCATCCTTACAAGCAAGGCAGTCGAAGTGCGGCTGCCTTGGCTAACGCTCTTGGTGGTAAAGTCCTCAAGCGAGAGAACAGCAAGTACATCCGCAGACCGGGTGACGTTGTGATCAACTGGGGTGACAGCAAGGCCGGTAATCTATCATGTTTGAACTTAGGAGGTAACGTTGCGACAGCTGCCAACAAGTACCAATCCTTTCTGCGGCTCCGTGAAGCAGGGGTTAATGTTCCGCGCTTTTCGTCTGACAAAGGAACTGTTGATTGGGATGGACTCACGGTTGTCCGACACAAGCTTACGGGCCATAGTGGCGAGGGTATTGAACTGCGAGATGCCAGCGACTTGCCGAATGCACCTCTCTACGTCGAATACGTCCCCAAGAAAGCTGAGTATCGAGTTCACGTGGTCGGAAAGCGAGTCGTGCTCGTTCAACGAAAAGCCCGTGATCCACGCTGTGACAATCCAAACTGGAAAGTAAGAAACCATGACAACGGGTTCATCTTCGTACGAAACGACGTTGATCCAGACCCACAAGTGGTGGAACAAGCAGTTAAAGCTGTGGTGGCGTTGGGTCTTGATTTCGGAGCCGCAGACATTATCTGGAACGAAAAGCAGAAAAGAGCGGTAGTTCTCGAAGTTAACACTGCACCGGGACTAGAAGGGAGTACGATCAATGACTACGCACAGGGGTTCCGTCAACTGTTGCAACAAGATCAGAGAACGTAGAGCTTGTTACTACTGTGAGTATCCAGAGAGTGAGGCAGCTTTTCCAGAGACTCCCGAGAAATGCTCTTGTCAAGAATATTTGGAACGTGAACCCAAGGAGTGGCGGTGATGACTACGCAGAAGGTTTTCGTGATTTTATACGATCCGGGATACGGAGATTCTAAGTACATCAAAGGAGTATTTTCCTCTCGAAAGAAAGCGTTGGAGGCAATAAAATCCGATCCTACTTATCGTTACAGTAAGGAAGGCCTCGATTTTGATATTGAGGAACGATTTTTAGATTTATTTGATTAGCGCTATAACCCGGCGGGAGGTGCGTTGCCCGCCCAATAAAAGAAAGACATGAACAAATCATGCGTTGCAATATTTGCGATAGTCTGCTCTCGCAACCCCGATATAATCAAGAACTAAAAGCGTGGGAGCCATGCGAAATGTGCATGGAAGTTATCCAAGATTGTCTGAACGACTTGAAGGATAACGCGGTCTTCCTTGATGACGAAGACTCCGCCATTAAAGAAGCAGGAATTCCCTCCGAAGATACGATTTTACTTGACAACACCTAAAAACATTGGTATAATATCTTTATTAGGCACGTTGGTAAACATATCCTATAAATATAAAGGTTAACTGGAATGCCCAAAAATCCTAGTGAACTAGCTCGCATTGAAGATGAACTCCGTTATTGGAAGAACAATCTTAAGCATCACATTGGTAGTAAATCGACTAAGGAATACATTCTTCGTCAAATTCGCCAGTGTGAAGCGCAACTCGGAATAGAAGGTAAAGATTACAATTCAAACGAATTCTTTAGTAATTGACAGAACACATCTTCCTTGTCCGAAGTGCGATAGTTCTGACGCGTACAGCATTAAAGACGGATGGGGACACTGTTTCTCTTGTAAGGTAAACATAAATGAGCGAACGGCTTCTGACAGATATTCTGAAAGCTCTTTGGGGAATTCTAGCCGAATTGAAGAAAGTAAACGAGCAATTACACTCACGCCAGTAACAACTGTACATCATGAAGTAGCCCACCGAAAGATCAGTCTTCAAGCTGCCAAGAAGTACGGTATCGACGTTGTTCTTAACGACGACAGGATTGAGGCCCGTTACCCGTACTACATCGAAGGTAAGCACGTAGCCAACAAAGTTCGTACGAAGGACAAGAAGTTCTGGTGGGAGTACGAAGACAAGGCAAACATCAACAAGGTTGAACTGTACGGACAGCATCTGTTTCCGCCCGGTTCAGCCAAACAAATCACAGTTGTAGAAGGAGAATACGATGCTCCTGCCGCTTGGACTCTTCTTGGCAGCCGGTATCCAGTGGTATCAGTGGGCTCCGCAGGTACAGCCTTGCGTGACGTCAAGAATAACTTCGAGTACCTTGACAGCTTCGACAACATCGTTGTGTGCTTTGACAGTGATGAAGTGGGGCAGAAAACCGCCAAGTCCGTTTCTGGCTTGTTTAGACCGGGTAAATGCCGTATCTTGGATTTGCAAGCAGCTAAGGATGCAAACGCTTACCTAGCTCTCGGCAAGACGAAAGAGTTCGTTGACGAGTGGTACAAGGCCCCGAAGTTCATGCCGGACGGCCTTAAAATCGGTACGGAGATGTGGGATGAAATCGTCAACAGACCGAAGCACTTCCAAGTTGATTATCCATTTGCTGGCCTCAACAAGCTTACCTACGGACTCCGCCTTTCTGAAATGGTGGTCGTCACTGCAGACACGGGAATTGGCAAGACGTCGATTTTGAAAGAAGTCGAATACAGTTTGCTGATGAACCCTGAATTGAAGGAGAAAGGATACGGAGTTGGCTTTCTTCACTTGGAAGAACCTAATTACGACACTGCTCTCGGTCTTATGTCTGTTCACGCCAGTAAGCCTTTTCATCTGCCTGACACTGAGCGAACTACCGAAGAGCTCCGATCCGCTTACGATGCTGTCATTAACAGTGATCGGGTTGTTATTTGGGACCACTTCGGCAGCAACACTGTTGATGCAGTCCTCGATAAAATTAGACACATGGCTGCTCTTGGTTGTAAGTACATCGTTCTGGATCACCTTAGCATCGTTGTCAGCGATCAGTCTGGTGACGAGCGTAAGCAGTTAGACGAGATTGCAACCAAAGCCAAAACGCTTTGTATGAACCTCAACATTGCTCTGATCTGCGTGATCCATCAGAACAGGCAAGGTAGCATTCGTGGTACGGCTGGTGTTGAGCAGCTCGCCAACATCGTAATCAAACTGTATCGAGACAACACTGACGTTAACGAGTGGAGGCGCAATGTCACGAAAGTCGTGGTGGAAAAGAACCGCTTCTGCGGACGTACGGGACCAGCGTGCTGGTTGTGGTACAACGGGATTACCGGAAGACTTGAAGAACTCTCAAAGGAACAGGCGGAAGAATATGAAGCAGGAAACAGTTTGTCCGACGATAGAGTTGCTTTCTAACGCTGACATTGACAAGTTGATTGCCGATCACTGGCGAGAGATCAAAGGATTGATACGAGAGATTAGGAGACGTAAACAGATTGTACTTGACACCAACAGCGAACCATTGGGTGTTGGACCTAGAGACGGACGGACTCCGTGACGACTTAACCCAAATCTTTTGTTGTTGTGTCGAGAACGCAGTCACAGAAGAAAGGCACACGTTCTATGAAGCGAAGACTTTTAACGATTGGCTTCCGAGTGATGCAATTCTTGTGGGCCACAATCTGGTGGCTTTTGACTGTCCTGTTGTCAATCGCATTTGGGGCAGTCGTGTTCCCATTTCTCGGTGTGTGGACACTTTTGTTCTGTCTATGCTTTATAGTCCTAGCCTCGCTGGTGGACACTCGTTGGAAGCTTGGGGACAGCGGTTAAGATTTCCGAAACTAGAACACAAGGACTTTACTCAACTAAGTCCGGAAATGGTGAAGTACTGTGAAAACGATGTTGCAGTTACCAAACGGCTTTTCAATCGTCTCACTCAACGGATGCGAGATGTTGGCTTCTCCGAACGGGGGGCCGCTTTGGAAACTCATTCGTGGCATATCATACAGAATAAACAAAGACGGTACGGTTTTCCGTTTGATGTGGAACGGGCCCACAAACTGCTTGTGGAGCTCAGAGCCCGAGAAGAGGAACTGAAGAATGAAATATACAAGAAGTGGCCTCCCATACTCGGAGTTGTTGGCGAATTTAAGAAAGCATACAAGGCAGATGGGAGTGACAGCGCACAGTATCGAAGGCATAGCAGTCAATATCCACGGCTCGAAGTCAGAGCAGATGGCTCTTATCAAGCGTATGATTGGATTGAGTTTAACCTTGGAAGCCCAAAGCAAAGAATTGAAAAACTTCTTGAAGCAGGATGGAAACCTTCTGCTTACACCAAAGCAGGTAATCCGAAAGTAGATGAAGACTCACTTAACAAGTTTGCGGAAACTTCAGGAAATGAAGCCGGAAAACTTCTAGCTAAGTGGGTTGTAATCAACTCCCGAGCCAACATGGTGAACACGTGGCTTAACTCGTACAACGAAAAGACTGGAGCAATTCATGGAAACCTTTGGTTGGCTAGTACCTTACGGTATAGGCATGACAATCCTAATAGCGCAAATATTCCAGCTGTCAGGAGTGGAAAAGACGGAACTCCATTACGAGGGATGGAAGGCTCTTGGACGTATGAGACGCGTGACTTGTGGACTTGTGGTGATGAGTCTCTTTATTCCCTTGTGGGAGTTGATGCCAAGGGTATCCAACTTCGTGTGCTCGCTCACTACTTAAATGATGAAGGATTTACCAGTGCTATCTTGTCCGAAGACCCCCACACAGCAAACCAGCAACGACTCGGGCTCTCTTCTCGTGCACTTGCAAAGACAATTGTTTACGCTACCCTCATGGGAGCGGGAGATGGTCGGATCGCTAGTGAAGCAGATGTGTCGGTTAAGGAGGCTCGACTTGCTAAACAACAATTCTTCAGCACCGTACCGGGCTTGCCGAAGCTTATTGGACGACTGCAACAAGAGCTTGACCGCACTGGACGAATTACTCTCTGCGATGGAAGCAGAGTCCTTGTAAGCTCACCACACATGGTAATCCCCTACTTGCTTCAAGGGGATGAGTCACGAATTATGAAGCAGGCGTCTATTTACTTGGACGAAGAAATCAGAAGGAATAAGATTGAAGCGTACAAAGTCGCTGATATTCACGACGAGTTTCAATTCGTGGTGAAAAATGAACATGTGGATAAATTTGTTGAATTAGCTTTATCTGTGTTTCCTCGCTCTGGTGAGTCTTTCTCCTATTCTGTTCCAATTGAAGGATCAGCCTCAGTTGGCAAAACATGGAGCGAAACTCACTGATGGATCGAAGGGAAGTTGTACTTGTATATGAAAAAAGAACTTGACATTTCTTGAAAATGTGGTATAATAGAGTATAATTAGAAGAAAGGATGTTTAGAGATTACTGATAAAGCTGTTGAATTTACTATTCGTGGTTCTATTGACTGGTGCAAGCTTCTCGGACCTGCACGACCGTACAACGGTGATCCTCGTTTCGACAAGGGACCTAGTTGGTCAGTAGAGATTAACCCTGACGAAGCTTCACGTGAGCTTCTCGCCAAGCACGGACTTGAAAGCAAGTTCAAGCGAGACAAGGCTAAGAAGCGTGATGGTACTCCGACTAAGAACCAGCGTCCTTACGACTTCATTCGTCTGACGGTTCTGCAAAATCGTCCTGACGGTTCGAAGAACTATCCGCCTGAAGTTCAAGATGGTTACGGTCGTCCTTGGAACCAAGAGGTAGAACTAGGCAACGGTACAGTCGTTGACATTATCGTACGCTACGTTGACTACGGCACCACACAGGGGCTGTACTTCAAGAAGATGCGTGTTCTGAAGCTGGTTCCGTACGAAAAGACTGGAACTGACTTCGAGCCGCTGTCGGAGGACGATGAGTTCTTCGGTGCTGCAGTTGAGCCGGAAGGTGTTGCAGCTTCTGCTGGTGGCGATCCGTTCGCCCGTCTTCCTGACGGTCTTGAGCCTGAAGTTGACGAAGACATTCCTGAATAAAATTTAAGAGTAGTAGGCCTAACACTAGATAAGAAGGTTTAGGTACGTAATAGTCAGTAGAGTGTTCGCTCAGCCTCGCCTACTCCATTTCTTAGAGAGAGAAAATAATGCTGAATTACATCACTTCGATTTTTGGTAAGGCTGTTAACGCCGAGCCGCGTTACACTGTTATGAAGAACCCCGAAGGTCGTTGGGGCATCTACGACGCAGACGGATTTGCACTGGCTGACTACAGCCGCCGCACTGACGCCATTCGTGGTGCCGCTCGCAGGGGTTACGAACTTGCTTAATAAGATTTTGGCGTTCTTCGGACACCTTACGTACGACACTATTGTACGTGACTTTACCAAGTTGCTCAACAAGCTAGACGCTTTTGCCAAAGCTGAAGAAGCTAAGGCTGAAACTTATCTTGAAGCGCACTTGGACCTGCAGAAGCTTGAGGCTGAAGCTCGTGCAGCTGCTGCTAAGGCACGCAAGACTGCTACCAACATTGGGAAGCTGTTTGGCTGAACTTGAGCAGACCAGTCCCGAGTGGTATGCCGCTAGATGCGGCAAGGTAACTGCCAGTCGAATTGGTGACATTCTCAAGACTATACGTAATGGCAACTGGGCTGCAAGCAGACGAAATTACGCAGCCCAGTTAGTTACCGAACGTCTGACTGGTAAAACTAACGACGGTGCGTACACTAACGAGTACATGGAGCGTGGCAAAGAACTAGAGCCAATCGCTCGTGAAGAATACGTCAGGCAGACTGGGAACCTAGTAACTGAGGTTGGTTTCATTGACCACCCTGTCATTCCCATGTCTGGTGCGTCTCCTGACGGGTTGGTTGGCGACGACGGACTACTTGAAATCAAGTGCTTGTTGCCAGCCAACCACATTGACATGCTTTTGACCGACGAGGTTAAAGAGCAGTATCGACTTCAAATGACGTGGCAAATGGCTTGTTCAGGGAGAAAGTGGTGCGACTTTGTTTCGTACGACCCTGAGCTTCCAGACCACATGAAGTTGTTGATTAAGCGGTTCGAAGCAGACGAAGCCGAAATCCACAGAGTTGAAGAGGAAGTCAAACTTTTCCTTCACGAAGTTGAAACTACGACTGAAGCGTTGAAGGAAAAGTATGGCTCGTAGTAAAAAGAGTAAGAGCCTGATTAACTTCCGTAGTAAGTTTGAAGAAACAATTTGGGATGCAGCAGGACGCTCGGCTAAACTAGCGTACGAACCTGATTACATTCCTTACATCATGCGGGGATCGTACCTTCCTGATTTCATTATCTTGAAGAACGGTATCATCATTGAAGCGAAGGGTTACTTGGACGCAGCCGCTTGCAAGAAAATGCTTGCAGTGAAACGTTCCAACCCTGACCTTGATATCCGCTTCGTCTTTCAGAACGCCAACGGAAAACGTAACAAACGCGCCAAACTCCGCAACTGGGAGTGGGCCGAGAAACACGGATTTCCTTGGTCCGAGGGTACGATCCCTCAAGAGTGGTTAAAGGAAAAGAAACCTGAACATACTGGTAATTGACATTGAGACTGCTCCTGCAGAAATGTGGGGATGGGGCATGTTCAAACAGAACTTCGGTGTTGAGCAAGTTAAGTCCCACCCGTACATCCTCTGCGTAGGTTACAAGTGGGTTGGTGACAAGACCGCTCACTGTTTGACCAACTGGGAAATGTCTCAAGAGGAAATGCTCCGAAAGACGTTGGACTTGATTAAGTCAGCTGACGCCATTGTAAGTAAGAACGGAGCTAAGTTTGACATTCCGTGGATACGTACGGAACTACTCAAGTACAAGATGGAACCACTTCCTCAGCTAACTCACATTGATCTTGAGAAGGCTGCACGAGCTTACTTCCGGTTTCACAGTAACAAGCTGGACTACATTCTCCGTTATCTCGGACTAGGTAGTAAGGTAGAGCACGAAGGTTTCGGACTGTGGCGTAAAGTCATGGACGGAAACGAAGCCGCTCGCAAGCGAATGGTTCGATACTGTAAGGGTGACATTATCGGTACGGAACGTCTGTACAAGGAAATGCGTCCGCACATTGAAAACCACCCTGCCATTCGTGCAGTGGGAGCAACGGGCTGTACTAAGTGTGGAAGCAAACACACGAAGAAGGATGGCTTCCGTTACACCAAGTGTTTTCGTATTCAACAGCATCAGTGTTTGGATTGCTTTGGGTACTTTAGTGGAAAGAAAGAAAAAGTCGCATAGTGGACGAAGAGACGAGAAAGCGTATTGAAGATTTCTTCGAGGGGTTCGAGTTAGTTGAATTCCTCCAGTTACCCGTCTCCGAAATCCTCCTAGCTTTTGAAGAAGAAGTGGAAATTCATCTTGAAGAAATCGAAGAACTCATTGGAGTCCGAGAGAGAAAAGGATACGACTAGACGATATGACAGACACGGTAGAGAAGTCAGCCCGATATTCTACTATTTCTGGCTCGGCAGGGATGGTTGAACAAGACCCGTTGGGAAAAAATCCCCATCAGCCGGGGGCGAAGCTTGATGCCGGAAAACCTTGTTTGTTTCGAGGTGCCATTGACTATTTCCCGAGAGCAATCCGGGAGGTGGCTAAGGTTTCTACCTTCGGAGCTTCAAAGTACGCTTGGAAAGGGTGGATTACCGTACCCGATGGATTTGAGCGATATTCCGATGCAATGGTACGCCACCTTATCTCGGAAGCAACGGGCGAGATGGTTGACGGAGATAGTGAACTACTACACGCATCTCACGCCGCGTGGAATAGTCTTGCAAGACTTGAGCTTCTCTGTCGAAGATTAGAGAATGAACTATAGTGACTTCGTAAACGGAGTATTCGAATTCACGGGAGCTTTAATGACTCTGTTGAGTGTCAGGGCTCTTCTTCGTGACAAAGAAATCAAAGGCTTTCACTGGGGACCAACTGCTTTCTTTACGAGTTGGTCCACTTTTAATCTTTGGTTTTATCCCTTCAACAAGTTGTGGTGGAGTTTCATTGGTGGTCTGACCATCTTTTTAGTTAACTCTACTTGGCTTTACTTGGTTTGGTATTATAGAAATGGAAACAAAGTTAGACGATCAGTGGATTTCACTCCTGTCGGGTGCGAGGTTCAACTACAATAAACCGGAGGAAAGCGATGTTACGCTTACGGACCTTGCTTACGCCTTGTCCAACGTGTGTCGTTTCAGCGGTCACCTACCTCGCTTTTATAGTGTTGCTCAGCATCTTGTTAATGCTAGTTACATTGTCCCGGCTAAGTATGCCTTCACTGCTTTGATGCATGACACTGCTGAGGCGTTCACGAACGATCTTCCAACTCCGTTGAAGTGGGCTTTCCCCGTGTTCAAGGAACTGGAAGTCAAGACTGAAAGCGCAATGGCTAAGAAGTTCGGCTTCGAGTATCCGTATCCGCCAGAAGTTAAGGAAGCGGACACCATCATGTTGATGCTCGAAAAGTACTACGTGAAGCAGTGTGACGAACACTGGCCTATGTACGAGAAGTACACTCGTGAAGTCGTTGAGTCGTACCTTCAGCACGTTGACTTGACCAGCTGGCGTCCGAGTATTGCACGTAATAAGTTTCTGGCTCGTTATGAGGAATTGACAAGTGACCGGAATGCGGAGCTTCACCGGGAAGCAACGAAGAGAACAGAGGCGGCGTAACCACATAGCCAAAGACCTTCGTACACCGAAGTACAAGCAGCGTCGAGTAGAGAGTAAGAAGAAAGAACGAGAGTCGGAGTGGTATGATCCAGAAGATTTACTATAGTCGTGAAGACCGCATCAACGACATTCACGATGCAAAGGAACGAGTTCAGTACGACGGTGACGACACTCGTAGAGTTACCAGCGCACTTGAATTGTTTGATGAGTACGCTGAAAAGTTGTACGACGGACTAGAAGAGTACATTTCCGAAATCAAGTCCGAGGTTGACGAAGACTCTGAAAGTAGAATGCGTTACGCTCGACAACAGGTGGTGGAGAAATGGGCCATGATGCAAGCCGCTCTCAGCAAGGTTGCTTGGGTCCTCCGTATTGACGGTAACACTGCATACGAGCGAATGATTAATTCAATTCGTACCGAAGAACCACTGGATATGCGTGGTCTTTGATTAAGTACGTAATCTGTTGGCGCTGTCTCAAATGGATTAGAGTGGGACAAGCGATTAGACACGAAGACAGATACGTTTGTAAAAAGAATTGTGAGGAAGAACAATAGACGACTATCAACGTTTTATTCACGCCAGCCGGTACGCTCGTTGGCGGGATGACTTAGGACGACGAGAGACGTGGGAAGAGACTGTAGATCGTCTCATTAACTATTACTTTAAGTCAGACAATCGAATTGTAGAGTGTTGGGACACTATTGATGAACTAAGTTCTGCAATCAAGAATATGGAAGTCATGCCCTCAATGCGGGCGATGATGACTGCCGGACCTGCACTAGACCGATGCAACGTGGGTGCGTACAATTGTGCGTACTTGCCTGTTGACTCCCCTAGAAGTTTCGACGAAGCCATGTACATTCTCATGTGCGGGACTGGTGTAGGATTTAGTGTAGAGGAAAAGTATGTCAGCCAACTCCCCCGAATTACCGAAGAGTTCTCTGAGACAGACACTACAATTGTGGTTGCAGACAGCAAAGAGGGATGGGCAAAAGCTTTTAGAGAAATCATTACACTTCTTATCGCGGGTCAAATACCTAAATTTGATGTATCTAACGTTAGGCCCGCTGGCTCCCGGCTTGTTACTTTTGGTGGGCGTGCCAGTGGTCCTGAGCCTCTTGTCAGGTTATTTGATTTTACTATTCGGTTGTTTCGTAATGCTAAGGGTCGAAGACTATCCTCTCTTGAGTGCCACGACCTTATGTGTATGGTGGCTGACGTTGTTGTTGTTGGGGGTGTTCGTCGGTCTGCAATGATTAGTCTGTCCGACTTGGGCAGTGAAGCAATGGCTACAGCTAAGTCTGGAAGCTGGTGGGAAGGTCACGTTCACAGACAACTTGCTAACAACTCGGCGGTGTACAATGGCAAACCAGAAGTCGGCGAATTCCTCAAAGAGTGGAAATCTCTCTACGACAGCAAGTCGGGAGAGCGAGGTATCTTCAATCGAGACGCTTCTCGCAGGATTGTCGAGAGACTTGGAAAGCGCGACTCGAACCATGACTTCGGCACTAACCCGTGTTCAGAGATCATCCTTCGGCCTTTCCAGTTCTGCAACCTTACAGAGGTCGTTGTCAGACCTACAGATGACCTTAGCAGCCTTGAGCGGAAAGTTCGCCTCGCTACAATTCTCGGTACGATCCAGTCAACCTTCACAAACTTCCGTTACCTTCGGAAAGTCTGGCAAAGGAACACAGAAGAAGAAAGGCTCCTAGGTGTATCTCTTACTGGTATTGCTGATAATCCTGATTTGTTTTGGAACAGCAATTTTCTTAATGAGCTTAAGGAAATAGCAAATGAAACTAACGCAGAGTGGGCAGAACGCTTGGGCATTAATAAGTCTGCTGCTATCACTTGCGTCAAACCTAGTGGCACTGTTAGCCAGCTTGTTAATTCTGCTTCTGGTATTCATCCAAGATGGTCAGCATTCTATCTTCGTACGGTACGCAATGATGCCAAAGACCCGATTACTCAATTTCTCATTGACTCGGGTATCCCGCATGAGGTTGATCAGCGAAACTCTTCGGCGATTGTATTCTCGTTTCCCCAAAAATCGCCTGATACATCGGTGGTACGCAACGACCTTGATGCTGTAAGTTTTCTAGAGGTTTGGAAGAATTTTCAAGAGAACTGGTGTGAGCACAAACCGTCTGTCACGATCTCTGTCGCTGAAGATGAATGGATTAGTGTGGCAGATTGGTGCTACAGACATTTCGATCTCTTGTCTGGTGTTAGCTTCTTGCCTTTTGATCCTACGGAATATCCGCAAGCACCGTACCAAACACTAACCGAAGAACAATACAACGAGTGGGTAAAGAAAATGCCCCAATCCATAGACTGGAGCAAATTAACTGAATACGAAAAAGAAGACAACACTACCGGAAGTCAAGAACTCGCCTGTGTCGCCGGAATTTGTGAGATTTAAGGAAAATGGAACTGACCTTCTGTTTGACGCTAAACTAATGCCAAACGGAGTAATTGTTCGTCAGTGTCCTCCGTATGACATGAACATTGAGTTCTTGAGCTTCGAAGACTTTGAAGAAAGATTTGAGATCAGTTATGTCCAACCTAGTTAATCTGGATGGTTCTCCGCTTACGAAAGACATAACTCGTAGGCGTCAAACTTCCAGTATGAAGAAATCAACTCCGAAGGGTGACGTACTGTTCAAGTTGATTGTGGACTTGCCGAAGGAACTAGGTACGGACGACTTCAACCGAATTATGGTTGAGTACTTCGGCATTGGATATGAGGCGTTTCGTGCCAAGCTTTCTTAACCCGTACACGTACATCGCTGGTGGAGTAATGGTACTCGGGATTGCAGGGAGCCTGTACTATCAATCAGCCCGCATTCACCACTTCCATCAGCTGTACGATCAGGCTAACGTAACAATCGCGCTGAAGGATCAGCAGATCAAAGATATGACAACGGCTCAGAATGACCAGTTAAAGAGGTCAGACCAAGCCGTAATCAAGGTGGTTCAAGGACCACGTGAGGTGCAATCTATCATCGAGAAAGTGCAGTCAGCTCCAGCTAAACCGTGCGTTCCGCCAACCTATCCTGACGAGGTTAAGAATGCGTTCTGAAAACAAGCGCAGCGCCGGTAGCGCAGCTATTAGTTCGTTTATTCTCCCGGTGCTTTTCCTGTTGCCAGCTTGCGGAATAACCCCAAAGCCTGAGACAAGAATCCAGAAAGTCCACTGTCTGACACCTGAGCAGTACCTAAAGTTGGTACAGGCTGAACCGGAAAAGATTGGGCAACACTTGTCGTCTGATCCTGTTGAACGGGATCGACAGCAGACGAAGCAGAATGTTCTTGTGCGTCAGTATGCTGACGGATTACTTCAGGTTCTTGGCGGGTGTACAGCGCCTGCTCCTTAGCGCGCCTAGTAACTAATCCCGGAATGATCTTGCCGTTGTCGTATTTCCACTTAGGAAACTCGGCAGCGGCTTTGTCGTATTCACCAGTCTTGTGGTATTGATACAAGTGAGAGGAAAGAAATTGACTAGGACCAACGTTGAATACGAAATCGACGAGGGCGTCAAACTGACTTGGAGTACAAGGAAGAGCATGGGCGTTGACGCAATTGACCGAACTCTGAATATCGAGTTCGAGAAGTTGTTCAGCAACCTCCTTGGTGATAACCTGTCCGGGCCGCACACCGTTAGTGTGTCCGTAACCTATGGTCCAAACTCCGCCCGTATCTTGATAAGCCTTGAGCCTGAGTCCTTCTGACGATTTAGTTAGCTCTAATCCTTCTTCACTGACTTCCATCGTTCAGCTTCCTGTCGTGATAAACGTAAATAACCAAGGCAGTCAACACCACACCTAACCCGTTTCCAAGATCGTTAAGTTTGATTTCCTGTCTTAGGTGAATGTTCCAGCACGTCGCACTGATCATGGTTACCAAAGACAAGAAGGCAATGAACCTTCCGTTGTCCAAGTGTTCGTTAGTGCTGTCGTACAGTAAGTCTTTAATCCAGTTCTTAAGTGTTTTTAGCATCGTGTATAGCCTCTCTCACTTTACTGTAGTGTACGCGGTTGTTGGCGTAAATACGCTTGAACAACTCAGCTGGATCGTACACACCTGCGTTGATTAGTTTCTTAGCTTGTCTGACCAAATTAATATCGGACATATCCGTACCTAGCTAAGTTCTCTGGTGAAATCGGACTGGCTCCTACAATTGAAGCTGTGTAGTCAGTAGTTCTCATGTTTCCGTCACTCAACCCTTTACGAGCGGCATCAGCAAGTTTGTGTCCAGAGTGGTACATGGAAACTGCATCTTCCCAATTTCCAGTTGCCTTGTAGTTGTCACTTAGAATGTGCATGGCAAGATCAACGTTATCCTCTGGCTTCAACGAGTGAAGATCAGATATTCCGTACTTAGCTGCTGTGGCAGGCATGATTTGTCCCGGACCAACTGCGCCCTTCTTGCTGTCTCCTACGTTAGGATTGCCCGAGGACTCCTGATGAATTAATCGTAGAGCAATATCTCCGGGAACTCCGTACTTCTTGGCAGCTGCTTCTACTGTAGGAGCGAGCGGCATCGTTGAAAGGTCTGCCACCGCTTTAGGTTGCGGAAGTTTGTTAACGAAGTCCAGCATGTGGCTGATTGCATCGTCAACGTTCTGCTCAGGGGTTTTGCCACCCTTACCAGCAGGTTTCTGCAGTGATTGCGGTAGCTCGCCAGTTGAGTAGAACCTACGAGCTTCATTGTACGAAACACCTTTGCCGAGTGCATCGTCGTAACCCTTGGCAGCTGCAACCGAAAGATTGTTGAGGGACGTGTTAAGAACGGAAACCTGTTCCAGCACTGCGGAACTTGGTGCAGGATGGTTGTTAATTGTAACAGGAATTCCCACTCCCGGCATTGCTCGGGTTTCACCTTTACCATTCCACACAGCTTTCCAAGTCAAAGTGTGGGTGTCGAACACCGGTTTGTAGAATTGATCTCCTGCATCCAGTCGAGCCAGTGAAGCGTACGTACGAGTGTTGGCAGGCATCCACTGACGAGCTGCATCAATCGCTTCTTCCCTGTTAGCTCCTTGAGAAGAGAACATCGCACGGGTCACGCCAACTTGGTTGAGAGCTTTTCCTTGATTGAGAACGGATTTGAAACCCCAAGCAGGAACAACGTCAACTGCAATTGCTGACGTGTTCTTAATGGAGTTAACCAAAGCCCTGTGTCCGTCCTTGTCCGTACCGTTACTGGCTGCGGTATCTTTCGACAGGTTAACAGTGGCAGCTAGATAGCCCGGAGCAGCGTCTCTGATCTTTTCAGGAGCCCAACCACTTAGGTCAGTATTTCCTGCGAGTGTCTGGACGAACTCCGAAAAACTAGCGGTCTTACTAGGGTCTTGAATAACACCCTTCAGTTCGTTGCTGAGCATTGTCATAAGCTGCGCGTTACCTTGAACGGCAGGACTCAACAGAACACCAATTGCTTGAGGACCAATCAACTTCTGCAGTCGCATTAATGTAGGAGCCGACTTAGCGTAGTCAATTCCGTACGTGTTAGAAAGGTTCTCAAGAATTCGCTTGTTCATCTCAACTACGGACTGAGGACCAGACAACATGTTAGTCAGTGAAGCCTTCATGTCACCGTACTGTTTGGTGATGAAGTCCCGGTCTGCGGGAGTAATCGAAGGTCCTAAGCTCGCTAGTTTGTTGTTGAACTGGACGTCAAGCGCAGGAATTGCCACTGACAGCAAGTGGGACTGCAGTTTCTCCATGCGAGCAGGATCGTTAGCCAGTGTAGGGTCGCTCAGCTGATTAATCATAATCTTGCTGAGGTTCTGAAACGAACTAGTCATGTACTGACTAAATGCACCGGAAAGCTGGGAACTGGTCTGCGTCTGCAACTGCGTACGCTGTTCGTTAGTTAACTGAGCGTTCTGCAGTGAAATCGAAGCTTGCTTAGTGAGCATGTCAAGCTGAGTTTCCTTTAGCTCGGACAAGCCTACGTCAGCTCGAATTACTGCCTGCTCTTCCGGAGACTTCTGGTAGTAGTCAGTGTAGCCCCACTTGTTAACTGCAGCATCAGCTAGCTTGTTAACGGTGTCACGCTGAGCTTTAGCATTGTCATCTTGAGCAACCACAGCTTGATCGTACTGATGGGTGATCATGTTCTGTACACCCATTTCACGAAACACTTCAGCTACAGCGGCTTCGTGTCCGGGATGCGCAGCCATGACAGCGCGCATGGCAGCGAGGCCACGAGCTTGAGCAGCAGCAGGATCGAGAGTTCCTTGGTTTGCAGCCTGCTGGAAGTTAGCTGCTTGTTGTGCAGCAGGTTTAGCAGCGGACACTGCAGCAGCTTGTCCAGTAGCCGCAACCTGCGGAGCCATACTAGGATCACTGTAAACACCACCCGTGATTACCTTGGCTGCATCATTCTTGGCAGCTTGATCTTGGGCAGCACTCTTCTTGGCGGCATCTTTGTCAAGAGAGGTTATTGCTCTGTCAGCAACTCCTGCAACGGCACTGCCGAAGTTAGCCAAGCTTTCAAAGATGGAAGGTGGTGCAGGAGCCGCATTGACAAATCTCTGCTGACTGTCAATTTCAGTAGGGAGCCGAGCCGAAAGATCAGCCATTGTTTTGTGTAACCTCTTCGTTAGTGTTAGCTGGTGTTAGTGCGTCAGGCTGCTGCTGACCGTTGTTGAACTCTTGATTGAGTTCGTTAATTGCTTCGTCGGAAACTTGAGTGCTTTGACGAATGCGAAGGAGTCTGTCGTAGTCGGAAGGATCACGACCTAAGTGAGCCCTACGCAACACATCCATTTTGTATTCAGGTGGAAGCATGTTAACGAACTGACTGATGATACGAGCGTTCTGCTCGAACTTGTCGGGCTCTCTAACACTTTCCTGCCAGCGAGCGTTGATGAACGTAGCAGCGTCGTTTTCCATCTGTTGACGGTTTTGTTTCCACGCCATGATTGCTGAACGATCACGTAGCTCACCCGGAGCGAATCCTAGCGCAAAGAATGGAACATCAGCTGCAGGAAGATTGCTCAGAAGCACTCTACCTTGCTGGCTGGTGTAAATCCCGTACTGCTTAGCGTACCAAGCCTTGAAAGCGATGTTGTTAACAGAGCTAATCTGCTTGAACATCAACTCCCAGTCATTCTTAGTCATTTCGTACGGATCAATTCCACCCGTCTCCGCAGCAGCCCAGTGTTGAACTAGAGCGAAAGCTGAACCCAATGCCTCACCGAGAACACTGTACGTCGCACCGCCTAGCATGTCCGCCGGGGTGGTTTTTGCACCGTACTCGCTGTAACCCATTAGCTTCTCAGCTGTCTGCTGGAAGAAATCGCCAGTACCCAAACGCTGACCTACTTGAACATCAGCACCAGTGGTTAGATGAATTAGTTCGTCAACCATACCACGCTGGACAGTGGCCCAAGCCTGCTCTCCTGCAGAACCATTTAGACTGGGAGCTGATCCTGTACGATTGTTAACGTAATCCATCACTAGACCAGCAGCTGGAACACCAGCAGCACCACCCATGAAAATCTGACTGGCTAGCAAGCGAGCCTTTTGACTGTTGGTGAACTGCTTACCAACCAGAGCTTCGAGCATACGCCAGTTGTACGCCCAAAACTGAGTAGGAATAGAAAGGAGTCCCTTTTGCCAAGCCGCCGCACTAGTCTGAGACATGTTGAACGAATAGTTCTCCGTTCTAGCTCGCATGAATTCGTTGAATTCAAAGTTACCGAAATCAACGGAACCAAAACGCTTCACCGCCTCGTCATAGGCTATACGTGCAGCTACAAGCCTGTTGGCATCTTCAGCTCTATTGAAGAAAAACCTACCAGCCGTTCTTACAGCATCCTGCTTGCTAAGAAAGCTGTAGGCTGCAGCTGGGTGACTGGTGTTGACCAAGAGGTGACTATCTCCGAAAGCGAATATGCCGCTTTTATCAAGAAACTTTATATATCTCTTGAATTCGCTCTCGGAGCTAAATCCACTGAGCTTCGCAAAACCACGTTTTGCAAGAAGGTCAAGGATATTATCACCGATACCATTCTTAACTGCCGTACGATAAGCGATCATGGCAGGAATGGTGAACATCCCTTTGAGGCCAGCTGACGGACTCATTGCCATTGCGCTGAATGCCGTACTAACCTGCACGAACAACTGACCGGGGTTGAACATTCCGAGCTTCATGTCGAAAGCTAGACCACGGAGGGTGTTGACTGGATTGTGATCCATCAACCACAGTGGTGCTTTGCTAATCCACTGACGTAGTTCGTTGTCGCTATCTCCAACCATCCACTCGTGCAGACGACGTAGAGCATTTTCCTTTTCCAAGTCGAACTGACCACGGAAGTTGAGCATACGACGAATGGCTTCTCGCTGGCCTTCGATCTGGTGGGCGAGATCACGCTGCACTCCACGACCTACGGCAGCCGAGTTAAAGATTTCGGCAGGAGTGGCGTTCTTGTTGTACTCAAGAAACTGCCCGTACGTGTTAACCCACCTCTGGACGGCTGAGGTTTTAAAGTCGTCAAACGAACTCAACCGAGCTACGTTAAACAAAGCTTGGTTCTGCATCTTGAACGGATCAATAGTCGGTGCAAGATCGCCGTGCACGTTCTTAAGAGCGTCACCTTTGGCACTGTAGTACAGTTGCCCGTTAGTTCTGTAGAAGCCACTAGCTCCAGACTCTTCAGCAAACTTTCCCCCATTCTTTGCATACGCACTCGGAAGCTCACGATCAAACAGAGCCTCAAATGGTTGATCAAGTGTCCACGTCTTACCGATGTTGTCGATGAATTGTTTGCCAGTAGGCAGACCACGCTGTCCTTTGAAGATGTTTTCATCTAGGAAGCGGGAGTCCTTTCCGTCACGTACGGCAAGACGAGCATCCTCCATAACCTGAGCCCACTTAGCTGCTTCAGCTTTTGTACCAGCAGTTACGTAAACGTTGGGCTTCTCTAACCTCTTCACACCGTCAGCTAAAGTAATCTCGTTAGCTTGCTTGACAAAGAACTTGTCAGCGTACACACGGTGGCCACCTTCACTGTACGGAAGAACCTTTTCTGGAAGCTGATTGGCTTCTAGTTCACCTTTCTTCACCAAGAACTTACGTACGTACGATCCGTCCTTAAGCTTAACAGGTTCTTCGGTGGTTACGATGAAGTGTCCCTCACCTTCCAGTTCCTTAAGACGCTTCTCTCCGAGTTCACTAGCCTTGTGAGTAATGCCTGTGCTGGTGTCTAGCAGTGGTTCGTCAACTGGCTTGAGATCGTGCTCTACAATACCGAAAGCATCAACGTCTTTTCCTAGAGCGTTGAACTTAACGTTCTCGACACCACGAATAGCAAGCTCAGCACGAGTGTTAGCGTTGCGCATTTCGTAGTCGAGATCATTGGCGCTCCTGTAGTTGAAGTAAGCGGCCTTCACGTTGTCGTTGGGAAGCTTGCCAGTGGCTCGCTGCCAGATGGTGTCAAACTCGGAAGAAGACAACCAACGCTCTTCGTTAACTCCCTTCTGAACTACTTCACGAAGATACGTGCGGTCGTTGGGTGACAGCTTGGTAACCGTCTTGTTCATGTTCTTGAGTTCACGAGTCCACTGCTGCTGAACCTGTCCCGCAGTTGTGCCTTTGGCAAACAGCTTAGGATCAGACGTAGTGGTCGTGCTACCGAACCAGCGAGCGAGGAAGTGTTGCTTCGGGGGATTAATGTCGTTGGTGTAGAAGCCAGTCTCACGCATGAACATCTTCACACGCGGGAAAAATTGACCTGAAGTATCTTGCGTTACATTTGTAGCATCTGCACCGTAACCCTGATTGTGCAGCCACAGACGTGCTTCATCCTCAGTAGCGAATGGCTTGTTAATAGTAACGTCAAGCTGAGTTAGTTGCTGACCGTTGGTAAGGCGAACAGTCTGAGGTTCGTAGTCTAGGACGTTGCTGTTCGTACGAGCTTTGATTGTGTCAAGGGTGTTCTTGATCGCAACCTCTTTCTCTTCTTGTGAGAAGAAACGATCAGGAGAGTTGAGCAACTGAAACTCAGGAGCGTTAAGCACTTCGCGTGCGTAAGCAGTTTGATCCGCCACGTCACCGGCAATTGACACCGGTTGAATTTTGAAGTCAGGATTTAACTTAGCAGTAGAAGAGAGTAACTCGCCCTTAGTTACTCCCGGTTTAGTGGGGACCAACAAAGGATTAATTGATTTGGGCAATCCTTGCTCAACCAGTTCGTCAGGAACCACTGCAGTCTTTTGGGTGGCCGCAGCAAGTCCTTCGTTAGCTGCAATGTCAAAAGCGTTGGCTACACGATTGGTGGCTGCAGCACGTGCACCCATGCCAGTTAGGATTTCTGTACCGTGAGTTAGGCCGGTGCCAATTCCTTTGAACATCGGAGCAATCATTGCAAGGTCCAACCCGGACATTACATCACCCGCAACTCGCTGGTGCATTTCAACGGCACCCTTGAATGAGTTGAGGAGCTCTAAAGCCTTTCCGGGATCGTGCAACCCGAAGTACGAGCTGTTACTTTGAATGTTAGCCAACAGGTTCGGAAGATACTTTCCCTTCTGTTCCAGTGGCATTGACTGCCAAGCTAGAACCTGCTTACCAAGTTCGCCTACCGGATCAAAGATAGAACGAAGAACGGATGAACTGTAGCTGCCGGTTCCATCTTGTACGTTACCCAAGTACGAACGCATCGTCTTCAGAAGAAACGAGTCAGGAAGTGAAGCCACTGTGGTTAGTATCTTGTGCCACACCGGCTCTTCGTTAGCATCTAGGTTGGCACGTTCAATGGCGTTACCGATCATCAGGTCGGTAGTGTAGAAGTCTTTCAGAGCGCCGTACGTAGTACTTTTACTCGGGTCCATTCTGTTGAACACAGCACGAGCACCAGCTTCGTCACCAGCAGCTAGTTTGTCCTGAATGGCGTGGATTGCCTGCTCTTCCAAAGCTGAGTTGGAGAGATCGTCAATTCTGTTAGCTCTGTCAGCTGCCGTAGTCTGCTGAACGTTACGAACGAGATCAGGAGTGAACAGTTGTCCGTTACCGGCAGGCATTCCTACGATCTGCTGAAGACCGGCCATTCGATCTTTGGTTCCGTCAACCACAGCCTGCAGTCGCTGACTGTACTCCTGACCGCTTTCAATTAGTTTTGTGCTAGCCTGAATGTTCTGATCGAGAAGCTGATCAATACTTTGACGAGTGTTATCTTGAGCCTTGTTAAGCATGGCAAGAGCCATCGTCGCAGTACGCAACGGCGTAGCAACGTTGTCGTTAGATTGAGGCTGAACGTCTTGCCCGTCACCAAAAGGAGACTGCTGCTGATCAGAGTTGAAAGGAGAAGTCACAGGTTTGTTTGCGTACTCTTGTGCTTGTTCATTATGCAATGATTGTGCGTAAGCAGTGGCATCCACTTCATTATCAAAAATTCCGAGATGTTGTCCAGTTTGTTTGTAGTGAGCAATAGCCTCTTCATTACTAACAACTTTATTGCCAACCACCGTAGGAATTAACACTTCACCCTGATCAGTTCCGATAGAGATGGAACGTACAGTAGAAATTGAACCGTCAGAGTTTTGAACTACTGGGCGATTGTGAATGTCGATGTTGCCGGGAACTAGAAGACCTTGCTGTCCTGCCATTAAAGGTGTCCAGCTCCCAAATCAGCAATGTGAATTCCGAAGTTCTCAATAGCTCCCCACATGTTAGCTTTAGCCTCGTACTTGGCTGCTCTGTCTGCGTAACCTTCCGCTAGGTCAGTCATTTTGTTGTAAGCGTCAAGGAACGAAACGTTGCCCATCATCTGAGTGACTACGCTGCCTTGTCCACCCTGTGCAGGAGAGCTAGAAGCAACTCCTTGGTTCTCTGCAGTCTGCTGAACTTGAGCGAGAGCCTGTCGTCCAGTACGAATTGCATCCATCCTCTGTCGCAAACCTTGCAGCTGCGTCTGCTGTCGCAACACGGCAGTTTGATCTTGCTGAGCTTTGGCCGCTTTCTTGGCAGCACTAGCCTGTTCCAGCATACCGACGCCAGCAACAGCCGTTCCAACGGCGAGAGCACCTACAGCAATTGCAACAGGAGGCATCTTAGAATTTAATCCTTAGTTCAGTTAAAACTTGTTCTCTACCGTCAACGTACGAAATAATCTTGTCGTATCCGGTCTTCTGAAAACCGAAAGACTCAGCGAACCGAATTTCCTTTTCCATCTCCGGTGGTATCCACGTGTCAAGGTGATGAATGCCTTTGGTTTCTAGTACGTACAGATAGCAAGCAAACACATCTCGCAAGTGCATCAGACGCTTTGCGTCAATTTCGATTTCATTCTCAATGTGAAAGGAAAGCTGACCACAAACGTCAATCATGTAAAGACGCAGACCCTCTTCCTCGTACACTAAGTTACGGGATGGGATTACCGGAGACTGCGACTGACCATCCAACGAGGTCGAAGTTTTTTCCTGCTTCACTTGACTCAAATCTGAATTGGATTGCTTTTCCATTTCCTCTAACCTTGTTCTTGGTGACTACCATACTAAAACCTGTGTTGGCGGTGTCGAACAGAAGTCGTCCCGGCCTGTAGATTTCCACTGGTGTAGTCCACTTGTTTGAAACTCCGCTGCTCGCCCAATCCCACTTAACACGCATTTGACAGGAAGAAGGATAGTCAGTTTCTTCACCAACTACGGCGCTGTCAGTTCTAGTGAGATACGTGAACAAGTACGTGATGTTTTTCTTGCGCATTGCATCGTCAAACAACTCGTATCCGGCTTCCATGTAACTGTCGTACGTTACACCGATGTTGTCTATGCTGTACCAGTCTGTGAACGTTCCACTGCGAGTTTGTGCTATGCGTAACGATGTTCCTGAAGTTACTACGTACTCAACCGTACTCGGTTCAATGTCAGTAGGAATTGTGTACGTGTTGTTTCTCGTACTGATGTAAAGCCCTTTGATCTTGTAAGCCGAAGAAGAAAACTTCCACGGGTAAAAAGCTCCTAGAGCCAAATCAAGAATTAAAACTTTGTCGAACTGATTGGCTGCTGCAGTGTCTCTGTACAACCAGTAAATGCAGTTAGCTTTAGGATCGAACACCGCTTTAACGTCAACGCGTGCACTATCCGGAATTGCGTTGTAGAAAGCTTGAATAGTTTGTTCAGTTACGTTGGTTTTACTGAAGTCTGCAATGGAAGTGAATTGCCCTTTGTTTTGGGTCACTCCCATGATGCCTACGTCGCTCCACCAGAACACCGCATCATCAGTTTCGATTACGGACATGGGTGATCGACAACCAACCGGTGAAACCTTGTTCACCGAAATGTCAAGAGCAGTAAATCCTGAAGCCGTTCCTGTGATTGCCCAAACACCGTTGCGCGCAAACACCATCATTGCACCACCGTGCGGAACAAGACGAATGATCTTGTACGCTTCCGGAATTGGAATGATACCACCGTCAGTAGCTAGTGGATCGCTGATGTTCTCACTGGTGGGATCAGACTCCATGTAACACATACCAGCCTTGTACGTGTCAGTGAGGATTTGACTGAAGTAAACGTTACTACCACAGGCGAACCAACTACGACCTGAAAAGAACGAGACTGTTCCCGGACGATCATTGGTAGGTTGATCTGGAATTCCCGTAACACCGGAAATGGCAGCACGATCTTTGACGAAGGCATCTAGAATGTAATGTCCACGTGGTGCGTGCAGGTTGCCCATGTACAACTTCTGAAGAAGCTCGGGCATGAAGTCACCAATCTTCAGTCCACGCGTACTGTCGTCAACTTCTGATCTAGCCAGCCACCACTGCTGGTTGTTAGCAGGATAGCGACCAATTCTGTTGTAGTACTGAGTAATTGGATCGACTGGTGTAGCGGTCATAGTTCGTTAGGAAACCTTCCACCCTGTCGTGGGTCAATGTGCTCTTCAGTCGTAGTTGCTGGACCAGTTGGTGCGGTGAATGGATCAGTGGTTCCTGCGCCTTCAACAACACCTCCAATTCCGGGACTAACCCACCCTTGATTGCGCAGGTTGTAAAGATGTTCTTTGGTCAGAGTTGTAGGTTGATCTTCGTTACCCAACCCGTCACTAACTCCGTCAAAATCTCGTATCTGAATGATAATTCGTAGAGAAGAGATGGTGTCGCTAGTTTTGTCGTACGAAACGACCACAGGATCAATAAAAGGATTAGCTACGAACAGCCATCCTTTTCCGCTAGCCATTTGAACAGGTGCAGTTGCAATTTGTCCTGTCGTAGCAAAAGGTGCTACAAACGTGGTTAAGTCCAACGTAAAAGACTTCTTTTCACTAGTAACAGGAACTGCATCCAAGTTGTAGAAGTGAAGCGTACTGCCAACTTGGACAACTAGGAAGTTTACTGAACTGTCGTTACTAACACCTTTCCAAGCAAACTCACTAGTGAAAACGTCATCAGCCAAACCGCTGACAGTCGAAGCAACAGAACTAGGTTCGAAGTCCAATCCGAGCCTGCGGCTGCGGCTTCCTTTAACTTTGATAACAGTGTTGAGTTCATCGGTTGAAGCGTTCTCAGGATACGTTAAAGGGCCTGCTTCAGTAATGAGTCCCTTAGTAAAAGTCTTGTAGAGTTTATTCGCTGTTGCGCGAGGCAAGTCGCTCAGCCTTTCGTTGTTCCTTGATGGAAGGCTTGCTGGCCATTTCCTCGATAAACTTGCGCTTGTTTATCTCAACTGCGTGATCAATCACGTATGCCTGCACGGCCTTGCGGGCTTCACTCAAAGAAGTGAAAATCTGCTCACAGAGCTTAGGCTTTTCCCCCACACCATCCACTTTAATTACGTAGTAACCAAAGTCGTTAACACCAATGGAGATGTTTCGACCACCTACCGTCTGATGATCGGTTACATAGTTCTCAGCGTTTCCGCGAGTAATCGACATGACTTAGAACACCTTTCTTTTGACCAGCTACAGTTGCAGGACGACGCTGACTTCTGATCAACTGTCGTCTGGAACGAGCGGACTCGAATGAGTTGGCAATTTCTTTTAGGTTGATGAAACAGGCTGCCTTGGCTTCTGCAAGAAGATGAGGAAACTCACTGGCAGGAATGGGAGGAGTGAAATCATCCTCCATGGAGAAAGTCTGATACTGAACAGCCCACGCCAGAGAGTTGGACCCGGTTAGATAGCTTTCGTACGTTGCATCGAAAGAGTCAAACACAATAGTTTGATTTGCTTCTAGGATCGTGTAGTAAGTCGGAGCTCGGTTGTTTGCAATTGGGTACGTTACAGGAGAAGTAGGAAGTAGTTGTACACTGACGTTGCTAGCAGGATCAACCTGTTCGACAATGTGCTGAACGAAAACTTCCGGTTCGAGATAACAAAGGTCCTTGTACGTTACGTCTGAAGACGTGTTTCGAAAGTCTCTGTACTTCAGCCACTTAATGAATTGGATGTTGGTCGGTAGATTTAAATAGTGTGGAGTGCTTGTGTCTCCGGGACTGGTGAGATTGACAAGTCCTTCAAACGTACCCATGTCGTGGTTGTTGTACAATTCCAAGAACGTGGTACGAATCTCTTCGGCAACCTGCTGAGACTCCACAGTGTCAGTGATGCTGTTAACCTCGTCGGAGTTCATCGCCGACAAGATGTTCTGCGTCATATCCAGCAAGGTCATCTTTTGCAATTGTTGTGTTTCCTTGTAGAAGATAGGCCCGGAGGATTGCTCCCCCGGACCACATTAACTTCAAACGTCGATATTTTTCTTATATCGAAACCAGTAGTAAAAGCGGACACCGTACCAAGTCAAACCAGCTATCGCTGTCAAGAAGATTACGATTGGTTGTACAACCGGAATAACTTGATTTAGAAAATACGCGAGAAAAACTGTGGGGCCAGAAGCATCCGCAACTTGTTTAAGCATTACGCGGCCCTTCCTCAACAGAAGGCAAGCCCTTGTCTCCGAAGAGTCCAGAGAGGCTTACCATATTAGTTAAGGCTTGAGAGCCACAGCCGGGTTCACGTAGTGGATGATAAACTTGAGCTTACCAGCCGTGTACGTGCCCACAGTTGAAGCAGTGATGTACGAGTCCTGCGCGAGTGCAGCAAGAGGCATCGTAGCAACCGTGCCTGCGTTAATCAGTGCAGTTGCCGAGATGGTCGTGCCATCCACCTGATACGTACCAAGTGAATAACTCGTGCCACCAGCCGGAGCCACAATCGTCATAACCGTGACACCGGTAACTACTGCACCGCTCGGAATGAACGTGTCAAGACCCTTCTCGAAACCGTCCATCGTACCGTCGTTGTTACGATCAGCAGTGAACAGCGTACGAGCCGCACCGGTCAGGTCAATGTTAAGTTCGGCAGTCTGCGTTTCACCCGCAGTGCGAACCACGCCAAGCTTGCCGCCACCAGAAACGGTGTTCTTGCGGCGACCCTGACTACGACCGAAGCGAACAGGAAGACCGTCGTTGTTGTGATAAAGTTGTTCAGCCATTTAGACAGTCTCCTTTAGGCGATAACGTTAGTCGAAGAGAGAACAGTGATGAAGTTCTCAGGACGATAAAGCTTCACGCCGTAACGTGCAGTCGTAACGTACTCTTCGCGCTGGAAGTCCTTGTTGAACTCGCTATCCACCTTGGGATGCTGAGCCCACGCACCGATGAACGGCTGAACGTCCGAAGCACACGAGAAGAAGAGGTTAGCAACTGCGTTAGTACCCGAGGCAACCGTGTTGATCGTCTCACCCGCTGCAATCGTGCTGCAGTAGTTGGAGACGTACACGTCGAAGCCGTAGATGTTACGCGAGAAGCGCATACCCGTCGCAATACCGCTCTTGATGATACCTTCCCACATCGGGTTGTAGGTAACGTCGAGAGTCTGCGACAGAGTGTTGAAGTGATACTCAACTGACGGATCGACGATAGCACAAAGATTCGTCTGAGGAACGTTAGCCTTCTTAAGGGCGAACAGAGCCTTAGCAAAATCCTTGAAGCCAATCGTACGGTTCGAGTTCACAGTGTCGGAACCAACCCAACGGTGATCTGCACCGTTAATCTGGTTCGCGCTACCGGAAGTCTGACCGTTGGGCGTACCCGGCTGACCGCAGTCAAGAATGTCACCCTCAAGACGAACGGCAATAGCACGAGCCTGCTTCGGAACGAAGGAAGCTTCGAGCTTGGCAGCGTACATGCTGTCCTGACGCTCTTTGACGGTGATGTAAGTCGCCGAACTGAGGTACTCGGTGATCGAGAACTGGAAGTTACCGGTCGCCAGTGCAGTGTACTGGACGGGGGTATCTTCAGCATAGTCGTTCACATCGAGGTCACCCATCGACGGGATGTTAAGAGTGGCACCCGTGTCCGGCATCTGCATCCAGTCCACGTAGCCCATCGCGTTCAGTTCGTCCAGAAGGACGTCCTTCAGCTGTTGGGACCAGACGTTAGACCTGATCAGAAGCGGAGTCGTGCCAGTCGTAAGACCTGCCATGTTTAATTAACTCCTAATTAAAAGGTTAGTTGAAGAATTCCTGACCCAACTCCATTGCATCCTTCATAAGCTGAGCTTGGTAGGACACACTGTTGTAGAGTTTCGGATTAGATTTACGAACCTCTTCGTGATACTTGTAAGTACGCGGCTTAGGCGCACCTGTGTTAATCATGTTGGGGTTCACGTCAGAGCTAGGCTTAGGAGTCGAAGAACTAACCGGCTTCTGATCAGGATCAATACCCATCAAGCTGAAGAACGCTCGCGGACTGTTAGCAGCTGTTTGCTTCATGTAAGTACCGTCAACACCAAGTTCACGGGCCTTAGCAATAACTGCTTCCGTAGCCTTTTCCACAGAACCAAGACGTTCAACCAGAACGGCCTGTACGAGGTTGGCATTGCCCTGAAGACGCTTGTTAGTGTCTCTTTCCTCTAGGGCATTAGCAATTCGCGTATCTAGGTCTTCTACCTCGCCATTAGGAGGAGCCGCAGGAGCAGAGTTAGGTGCCCTCGGTTCTTCGATCTGTGCAGGTGGTGTTTGTACCGTACGCTGTTCTGCGAGTTTCTTAAGCTCTTCAGCAATGAACTCGCGTGTGCTCTGTAGGTCTGTTTTCAGTTCGTTGATGTGGGAGTCAGCGTTAGCATAAGCCTTAGCTAGGTCTTCCACAGTCTTGTACTTCTTGCCCTCGCCTACAAGCTGTTCTAGGGCAGTTCCTTCCGTTGGGGTCGCACCGGGAGTAAAAATATCTTCGGCCATTTGTCATGGTCCTTTCTGTTAGGGTTATCTGGATTGGTCATCCGTTGGTGTGCAAAGCATTGCGATTTGACGCATCGCCTTGCGATACCCTAACCAGTGAGCTTGTTTCATAGCCCAGTTAGGGTTCTCGAAGTCAGTATCGCTAACTTCGGAGCTCTTTATCATATTATAACATATTTCAGCCAGTCTGTCAAGTACTTTATTATTTACACCCAACAAATCGTTGAAAAGCATCTTGTCAGGATTGCTTAATCCCGCAGTCCAGCGGTTGTCGTACTTCATTTCGGAGGTGGCATCCCCATACTAGCACCGTTGTTGTTATTGTTGTTTACCGGCTGGCCATTTTCGTCAGTAGGTGGTGCGTACCTACCTTCCGGATCAACGGCTTGATTTTCAGCTTGCATCTGCATTCCGATGGTTTGCTTCAACCTCTCAGTCTCAGCCATTTCCAACAGACGTACGTTGTCACCGTAGATGCCCATTCGTTCCCAACCAAGCAGACGTTCCATGATCTCAGCAATCTTTTTACCGGACAAGTGCACTTGAACTGCCGGGTCTTGTCCTATAGAGGAATTGTAAAGCTGAGTGATATTTTGGACGAGCGTTGCATATTGTGCAAAATGTCGTGCACCGATAGGTCTGATTTTTCCGTTTGCCGAAATATCTTCCTTGGTGATGGACTGAAACAGTACTGCACCGCTGGCGTCGTCGAGGACTCGTATCGTGTCTTGTTCATTAAGGTTTCGTCTGGCAAGCTCCAGCATATCATTAAGAAGAGGCTCAAGAAACACTTCCTCGAAGTAAGATGTTTTGTTCAGGAAGACCCGGTTTGCGCCGTTCTCAAGAACTTGGATTTCGTACGCAGTCTTTTCACCGGGTGTTCGAAAACCCATGGCTTGCTTAGGCGCACCAGCCATTTCTTCCATCTTAGCTTCTATTTGAGCGACCTGAGTGTCAGCTGAAAGCATGGTTACGTCAGGAGCCATAAAAGCTGCGTCACCTTCGTCACCTACGTAAATCTCAGCTCCGGGGCCGTATTCAAACGGTTCGCAGAAACCTTTGATCTTGATCACAGGGTGAATGATCAAATCATACGCATCAGACTTAGCGTTTTCTAGGTGGTCGATGCGATACTGCATTCCCACTAGGTTTTCGAGCGGTCCCATAGCATATAGGTTGTCAGGACGAGTACGCCAACCACAATGACGAATTGTAGGACAACCAAGCCAGTTTTCATCTGACTTGTTGCGAACAACATATCGACGATCAACGACAGTAATAAGATGATCACGGTAAAGTTTTCCTGTTTCCGGATCATACAAATCTCCGTAGAAATCTAGAACTTCAACGTACGAGGATGCGAAGTAATTCCACCAACTCGTAAATCCGTCGATGCTGAAAGCTTCGTTCTTACTGAAGTCACCTTCCGCGTAACCCATCATAACTCGTCTTGCATCCTTGATCTTCTGGATGCCTTCTGCCATGTAGGCTAGTTCCGGGCGTTCTTCAACCTCCGATAGCCAAGTACCGATATTCTTAACTGACCTAACAATCTTAGGCGAGTTTTCGAAGGAAGGGGCAGTAGGGTCAAAAACAAGATCGAACGGCGAAATTCTTTCAAGTTTGGGTCCGATGTAAACAGGGAACTTTTCTCCTGAAGTAGGATCAGTCTTGTAGTCAGCCACGAATACCGGCATGGCAAACACATTACCAAAGTCGATGAAGTCGTACAGCAAATCAGAAACGGTCGTACGAAACTTCGACTGCCGCATCTTGTTCTGCATGTACTGTTCGATCATCTGACGCTTTTCTTTTTGCTGAGCGTCTTCGTCGTCACCTTCCCACGTGATCGCGTATTCCTGTGGGAACAACGCAGCCATGTAGTTGGCGTGAAGGTTGTCTCTGATTTGACAGAGCTTCGGAATGTGTACGCTGTTCTTCCAAGGAAGACTTGCGTTCGTAGTTGTCTTAGTGCTGGTGGCAAAAACGTACTCACGAATCTCTTTAACTGTGTCTAGCCAAGAGTTTCGGTAACTTTGCCACTCTTGATACTTGTTTGCAATCGTGGAGGCTAACGTCTCCGGATCGCCAAGTACCTCTTTAATTTCTAAAGCTTGTGCCATTAATTAACCCATCTGATGTAGAAGCCACTGTTTGGCTCTTTCCAAGGCATACACCCAAAACCTAGCATCGTCGTTGCTGGCTCTGTACTGATAGCCTTCTTCGTTAATTCCAAGAATGAAAACGTCGTCAAACACGCTGATTGCTTTCGCCAACACAGTATCTGCGGTTAGAGTTGTACTTTCGAAGTAAAGCCTGTCGTCAGGGACTTCGGGAAGGGGCAACTCCATTTGTTCTTCACACATCAAAAAGAAATTCCTCCAAAGCGGGGATGATATACGATGTTTCCATCAGTGCGTGTTTTGTCTCGTCCAACAATACCCATCGGTGGAATTGCGATGCTAACGGCTGCTGCCAGAGCATCCTTACAGTCATCGTGCGGTGGATGTTGAAGAACCAACTCTTCTTCCAACGTTTGGCAGTGACCACCTTTAAAGTGCCACATAGCCAAGTTGTCGTAACGAGGTTCGAGCAGTGCGTTAATGCGCTCTTCTTTCGAACCCTGTTGCTTAGTGTGCTTCAGTTCTTCGATACTTATGTAAAGTCCGTTAGGTCGAAAGTACGAGTCTCGAAGGTCATTAACGATAGCTTTCTGAAAAGCCGTGACTTCAGCACCAAGTTTACGGAAACCCCATTTGGAGTAGAGTTGCAAGATGTGCTCATAGTAAACACTGATCTTATCCGTTTTAAACCTGTCAACATCTAGGACGTAGATGCTTCTATCTCTGTCAATGCCGATGACAACAATTGCCGTGTAATCGGCTCTATTCCCCGTGCTAGTAGCAAAGTCCACGCTAGCGTAAAGGTTGAGCTTCTTTCCGTTGATGAACCACGATCCACCTTCGTTTGACAAATGCTTCTTGTCGTAGTACTGGAACCTGCCTCTGTCAATTGCTGAACCGTCACCTACGTTAGGATCGTTGTAGTACTGCGCTCGGAACTGGGACTTGTCGATGTACTTCGCCCTTTTCTTCGCAAGTATCTTAGCATCAAATCCAAACCACTTACCGTCTTTACGCTGCTGACGAGGCCACAAGAACGTGCCAGTTCCATCCCCCATGTCTTCCACAACTCGTTCGAAGAGATCGTACACGGGAACATAATTCTCTACTTCTCCTTCTTCGGTGTACTCTTCGTGCTGCATGTCGAGCATTTGGGCGTACAGGTCTTTTGGATGATACCGAGTTCCAACAACCCATTCCTCCATCTCGGAGCCTTCGATAGAAGAAAGAAGTGAATACTGTCTGTTAACTTTTTCTCGACCCTCTTCCGTATAGGCATTTTCGGGAACAACAACATCGTCCAGAACAGCAACGTCGCAGTGAAGGCCAGTAAGCCCAGTAGTAAGCCCACCAGTGAACACAGTAGGATCACGAATGGCTTCAGCTTTGCGAGTAGGATGATCAACTGCAATTTCACTGTTAGTCCACTTTTCTCTGTCGTTCTCGTTGACGTTCACCATCTCAGGCCAGTAACGACGATAAATCGGACTGAGCAGTATTTGCTTGATGAAACCGAGTTGCTTTTCAGCTAGGTTACTGGTAGCTGAAATGTAAAGAATTCGTACGTCAGGTTGACGAGTAATCCTCCACGCCACTTTGAAAGCAACCATGCGAGATTTGCCGTGATCTCGCGGAAGAAGTGTCAACTGGTGGTTGCTAGTCTTTTGTGACGTAGCCCATCTGCACCACTCCTGATGTACGGCCCCTAAGACTTGATAAGGAGCTACGAGACGAATGAACGTCTCTAGGTCAGCCTCTGCGGCGTCCCTTACTTCCTTTAGCCTTGGGTCCACGTGATTTCTTTCCTTTACTGTAATCGAAATTGAGTGCGATTTGCGCCTCTTTTCCGATTTTTCCACCTTGCTTAGCAGCTGCTCTGAGCTTGGCTGAGCCAATTTTCTGCTTGGGTGGAATACCTAGTTTCTTGTGCAAAGTTCCTTTCTTACCAAAAGCCTTTTTGATTTGGCTGTTAGTAAGATGTTTCTTTGGTCCTTTAGTCGGATAAGCCATTTTCTTAGCTCCTCGGGTTCTTCTTGTGAGCCCCTCGCGTACGAGCGTAACTTCTGTTCTGCCTCTTCGTACCCATTTTAAAGTTGCTCATTTTATCAATCAAAGCGTTTCCGTTCTTGTGCATTACGTCTTTACCGTCACCTTTGTGAGCTTTTCCAGCTTTGATCATCATTCGACGAGCTTTGTTTCTGCTGGCTCGTTTCTTCTTCTGCATCGGCTTGGCGTTGTACTTCTTTTGAGCACGTTGTCTAGCCGGAGTATTCTTCTCACTGTTCGGTCCTGTAGCCAATTTGTTGTCCTTTTAGCTAACTGTAAAATTGTGTTGATACGTTCCAATTAGAATACCACTGTGTCCAAGAGCAAGAGCAACCTCTCCAAAAGTGCTCATGCTTCCCTCAACCCAAACAATATTGTCGGTAGTTCCACCCGGAAAATCGACAATGAACTTCGGAGCGGTAGCAAACATGTCGTAACTCACCCAAAGACCAAATACGTTATTGTATTTACCGACGAAGTAAACAGCCGGAACAGTTTGCCCCGGAGCAGCCTTTCCAAATCCTAGCGCACCACAACCTGAGGTCAGCGGTACAGCGGTCCAAACCGTGCCGCCACTACCTGAACTCATCATAATCGGACTGTTAAATTCAGCCGTGTACAGGATCGTGTCAGTTGAGCCTTGTACAAAGTGCATTCTTGAAGCACCGTATCCGAAGTTACTGTAAATGTAACCCGTGTAAACTTTAGTCCATGCACCACCTAGGGGCTTTTTCCAAACCCCGCGATTACCTCCGGTGATATCGCCAGCACAGAACAACCAGATTGTTCCTGTGTTACGATCCAACGTCATTGGCCGTGAGTAATCAAATTCTGCCTGACTTAATCCGTTAAAAACATTAGGAGTAAACTCAGTGACTTCAGTCCACGGCCCACCCATTCCAGTGGTGCTTTTAAGCGTCGCACCATTATTGGAACCGATGACGTACAGCTCACCATCTTGCGGAGAAACGATTTGATGGGGGATGATTGACTGACTTGTGTGTGGATCAGTCATTCCAGAAGCAGCTGTCCACGTCGCTCCGAAATCATTAGACTGTCCAGAGCCGTTGTCGAAAAAGTAGGTAGCCTGAATGATCTTATCAGTGTTGGCTACGTGGTCAATCCACCAACACGAATTATTAGGGTACGGCGCGCCAGCATCTTGAGGAATGAAACACTCATTGGAAATCATGTTGTTTCCGAAGTGGTTCAAGTTTCCACAACCAGTCCGATCTGTGATCTTGAACGGACCACGATCATGAAGTGAACCCCACAAATCTCCGTTGGGCATGTAGTGTGTATTACTACACTCCATTAACTCCCAACCAAGTACGTCAGCATGCCAGATGACTTCATCTGCTGTAGTGTTAACACTGGCTACGTCGAAGTAGAACTGTCCAAAGCCGTGAGCAACGTAAACTTTACCAGTGTTGTCAATTGAAAACGAGTACTGTCCTCCACAAACTGCAACACCGTGAGCCAGCTTAAAGCCACGAGCTTGTCCGATCCACGCAACAGGACCGCCGTGCAAGGACTGCTTTAGAAGTCCAAACTGTCCAATCCAGTTTACTCCACCATCCTTGGAAATAAGCAAACCACCGTTAACGTCGCATCCAGCCATGATACTTGGATTAGTCGGATGCACAGCAAAAGAGCTGGCTTCAATGTTACCAAGTTGCGTGCCTAGAGATGCAACCTTACTGAAACTACCTGCGGCAGTCTTGCTGTAGAGATTTCCTCCTGAACTTTCACCGAAGTTAGTGGCCCAAATAGTTCCGTTGGTGTCATAAACTGCGTAAGAAGGTTTAGGCGGACCTCCGGCTAGCTGAACAAAGTTTCCGCTAGGACCAGTAGTGCTTTCCCAAACACCGAAGCCTTCAATCGTGTAAAGACACTTCGAAGACGTAGGATCAAAAGCCACTAGGTGAGGGACAGCAACAGTTGACCTCTGTACACCGTGCATCCACATCGCACCAGAAGCAAAAGCAGTTGAACTAGAGACACCGTAAGTTCCGGTTCCACCCGTACCAGTTCCCAAGTTCTTAATGTAATTATTTGGGCTAAGTCCTGCGCCCGTAACTAGCTGATTAATAGCCAGTGGAGTTCCTGACGCAAAGTTAGTAACTGTCATAGTGTGGCTTGTAACTAAGACGGAGGTCAACGTCTGAGAAACACTGACCGTCCAAGTTGAACCACTGCCACCAGTAATTACAGTACCAGAAGCAGCTCCACCACCAGAAATCACTTGACCAATTGCAAAGGCACCGGAATTGAGCTGATTAACAGTCATCGTCGTACCAGAAATTGATACAGTAGCAGACGCACCTGTTGCGATTGAAGCTGTGAAGTTGCTTAGTTTAATACTGATACTGTTTATAGTTGATCCGTCGAGACAGTAAAGAACGTGATCTTCCATTGGTCCGCACATCATAATATTCGGATTAGTTGGATGAACAGCCATTCGAGTTTGCTGCCAACGAAGGTTCGTGCCCCAACCTGCAGGCGGAGAATAGTACGGTCCACCTGCTAGCTGAGTAAAGGTCCTCGAAGGACTTTGTACGTTAGTTGACTTACACAGGACAGCGTTAACCATCATGTAGCAAATGTTGGTGTTGCTTGGGGCTAACGCCGCTGCATACACTGGCATACCAAAGTTAGTGCCAACACCACTGTAGTTTACGTTGTTAACAAGCGTAGGCCCGTAAAAGGTATTCGGGAAGGCTTGAGTGGTGACCATCTCTTGCCACATCGTATCAGTTGGAGTCCTAATGCTGCAGCCATGCACGTCACCCCACGTCAGCTTACTTCCGTCTGCATAATGGACAACAGCATTGCACTGACCACCACCTCCAAGAAGCGCTTTCTTGAAAGACCAAGTTCCAGTAGGTTGTCCGTCAGAACCTCTCAAATCAAATTCCCTTAAAGAAGAGTTGTAAAGCCAGTAGGCGGAGTGCAAGCCATAGAAGCTCCGTCAATAACAATCGTCATCTGATTGTTCAGGGCATTGGCTCCAATGGAGAAGTGGAAGGTATTTCCAGTTCCTGCAGCACTCATTGCCAAACCACCGGAGTTGGTGTTCGGGTTGTTTCCAGCGCCCTGCCAATTCTGAACACCGGCGACAATCTTGCAGAACCACACCTTCTTGTTGTTAACGTCAAAGGCAATGCCAATTCTGTCTCCGGTCGTCCACGATGCAAAGGAAGCACTCACCTGAGTGTTGTTGTACCAACAGGTTCCTAGTGCGTTATAAACAGTTGTGTGTGCACCTACACCACCGGGGAAGCTGTCAAATGAACCGTCGCAAATACCGATGTTGCAACCAGTTGATGCAGCATCAGCAGTTGCTTCGAAGTACAGCTTCTGTCCACTTCCAACTGTGAAGGTAGAAAGCGAAAGAGCCAGTTTATTTGCAATACCGTTGGTGTTCTTTGCAGTCCTGTTAAGGTTGGAGTAAGTGTAAGCCCCACCACTCGAAGCGTTGTTAAAGCTCGTATCAAGCTGATTTGAAACACCAGTCGTAGTAATCGTGTACGTATCAGACGTTACACCAGAGGCTCCGCCAACAGACAAGACCACGTTAACTGAACCACCTGCCGTTGCGTTACTTGTTGCTTGAAGAGCAATCGTGTCACCATTTGCAACAGTGAAGGAGCCAGCGGGTTGGAAAGCACCACCGTTCTTACTGTACGATCCCCCTGTGACCGTAGCAGGTGCGTTGATACTTGCACCTAGCCCGGAGATTGTGATTGTGTTGCTTGTGAACAGTGTCGAAGCTGCAACGTTAGATATGTCAGTGAAGGTGAATGCATTTGGAGTTGTGTCAGCAATTGTGACAGTCACCGACTCATTTAGAACTGCTGTATTACCACAGTAGTCCGTACAGGTTATCTGAGTGTCATAAACGTTGTTGAAACCAGAGTCGGTTGGATTCGCAAAGTCTTTAACTCCATTTCCAGCCCATTGAAGAGTCGATCCAGAAATCTGCTCTTGAAGAACGTCAACCCCACCAGAAAGAGTCCACGCAAGAACTCCGACAGAAGTTGTCGCTGTGAGAGCAACTGAAAGCGGAAGTCCTTCGCTGACTGAGTTAGTTGCACTCGTAGTAATAACTGGTGCAGATGCAGTTCCCCAAGCAACGATGTTACTCAGGTTAGCACTATCAACACCGGAATGAGAACCTAGTGCTTGGAAGTAGGTGTTTCCCGACAAAGTAGGAATACCAATACTGAAACCGTTGTTAGTAATGTCCGTAGGAGTCAACGCGTGTGTTAGAACTATGAAGCTAGTCATTCCTACGTTAGGTGCGTACGCTAGCTTGAACACATCACCAATAGACCAGTCGGCGGGAATGCTAACCGCGATTGAAGTAGGATTGGATGCAACTGGACTCGGGAAGCCAAGAGTTGGTGCTGAAAGAGTTCCAGCTCCACCTGAGAAAGCTGGACCAGCTCCCGTACCGAAGGCAGTACCAACTGCATTTCCTTGTCCATCAACACGTATTACAGGAAAACCGTTAGGGCTGATCGTAACTTTTCGCCAAACCGAAAATCCCCGCGTACTGTCTTCGTTCAATCCGGTAGTGTTGTCGATTGGCATAACAGGAAGAGCCACGCTGTACAGTGCGGTAGGATCGTCTAGTGCAGCACCGTTGGTGTCAACTTGACGCACCAAAAGCCCACCCGAGGAAACAACCTCGATGGGCATGGCAGTAGAGAACTTACTCGGAAGTGCCAAGGTTAGATGGCTCCTTTAATTCGCTTCAGGTCGTCTTCTAGATCTTTTTCAGTAGCCGCCAAATCCCTCGCAGCCCTGTCTATGTCTTCGCGTCTCGGTCGTCCCTTTCCTGCCGAGCTGTCTTTCTTGTACGCCTTGGTGGCTAAGAACTTCGCAGCTGCCAGCTTTTGAGCGGGCATTCCTTCTTTCGCTAGGTTGCGAATTTCGTCCATGCCTTCCGAGTAAAGCTTGGCATCCAGCTCCCTGTCCCAAACTTCCTTGGCCGCTACGAACCATCGACAACCCATCAGCACCGTCCAAAGGTTGTACTCTCCGTCGAACAGACGTTGTGCAACTTTGTAACCTGAAGGATCGGCTTCTTCGACGTACACACGACCGAAGTTAATCAGTCCCGGTTTGTCCTTGTGAAGAGTGAACATCGGATCAGCCACTCGCTTCTCCAACGTCAGTTCAATCCACTCTTCCCAAAACAGTTGGCGGGTGTAGTACTTTCCACTTACTCCTCTGAACCTGCTCATAGTTGTTTAGTTAACGCTCCTCGCGATTTCAAAGAAGTTAGTTCCGTCGCTTATGAAAGTTATTGTGTCATCTGGTGTTGCAGCGAATGCTACGTTACCTGCAAGTTTCAAGTTACCACCTGTCGAAAGAGTCAAGGCAGCACCAAACTTAAGGGTCAGCGTTTTTCCTGCGTACGCTCCAGCGTTGTTGATTGTAGAAAACCCGGTTGTACCGGTTACTAGGATGATTTTGCTTTTTAGATCGGTTACGAAAGGACTTGCAGAAGCAATCGTCTTAACGTACGGTGTGTTGGCTACTGTAGTCGTACCCGTGAAGTCACACAAGTCGTGAATGACTGGAACTGACGTGTCACTGTGGAAGGCAGTACTGAACCCGTTTATCTTTGTGCCAATTGCTTGAACACTCGTTACAGTGTTTTCACAGCGAATGGCCGTACCTACCGATCCGGTGTTTCGCAGTCCTCCACCAGTAAGCAGAACGTCACCGTGAATTGCTTGCACTGCGTACGTCTTGGTTTCCCAGCTGTTGAGCTCGTTAATGAAAACTCTTCCGTTGGTGTCCGTAGTGTCAACTACGACACCTTTGTCCACGCCGGAGGCTTGACAGGAAACCAGTCGTCCTTCGAACGAACCCCCGTCGATTTTAAATCCTACCGTTCCATCTGCAACTCCCGGATCGTTGTCTGCGTGGCAGCAGGTGAACGAGAAAGAGTCTGCACCTGCCGAGTAGAAACCTACGTTCATACCGTAGCAGAAACACTGAAACACCTTGGCTCCGTCGTTGGTAGTTCCATCTAACTTGATGAACGTACCAGAACGCTTGAGATGCTGGTTGTTTACTTCAGGCGTACTCTGCAGGGTTGAGAAAGGCCAGCCGTGAATTCGACTGAGATACACAATGTCGAAGCAGTTCTTGAGATAAATTCCGTTGTTGCAGTCGAGTTTCACGTCGTCAATTGAAACTCTGTCGATCCTAGTGTTGCTTCCGGTGGTTATTCCGAAGTTGAAACCTATGATCAGAACAGACTTAATTACTGCGTCGGAAATGTTGTCTGCAAAAGTAATTGCGTTTCCGGTCCACGCGTCAACGTTTGCGCGGGTGTCTGAGAAGGTGAAAGCGTCAGGAAGGATGAAAAAGTTCTCTAGTTCACTTCCGTTGTTGAGTGTGATGGTTTTAGTTCTAGAAAGAACAATTCTAGGAGACAGAAGATTGAGGTTTGGAGAACCAACTGTTCTAGGACGAACTGCCTTTACGCCTTTGATCGCGCAGTTGTCAGGAACGTTTACGTTGTTAAGAAGACGAAGGACACATCCTGACGGAATTAAAACCGTACCACCTGCAGTACCTAGACTGGTTAACGCAGCTTGAAGGGCTGCGCTGTCATCTGCAACTCCGTCACCAACGGCTCCGAAGTCCTTTACGGAAACGAAGTCACGAAGCTTAGCCTGAACCGTTCTGGCTGTTGCTCCTGCTCCTTGTCCGATTGATCCGATTAAAGCTGCACCACCTGAAGCAGCCAACGCTGCCATGTCGGTGTCAATTGTTCCCAGTACGTTGGAAAGATCAGAAAGACGTACAGCGTCGTTCGGGTTAGCCGGTGCCCCGAGGTTCTGTACGGTAAAGTGGTTGAGGTCCAAGTTAGCCAACATGCTGTTTGGACTTTCACCGTCAGTGAAAACGCACTTTTCGAACAGAGCTTGAATGTCTGCGAAGTTTGTGTTAAGAGCTGTTATTGCAGCGTAAGTAGATTCAATGCTGGTTGGGGTGTATCTCATACTCACATTATAACATATTCAAACGTGTTTGTCAAGAACAATCGTACAAGTACACAATTTTTCTCCATCCTTTCATTTTTTACTTGACAAGTTGCACTGTATATGGTATAATACTATTAGTTGGCACGCCGGTAAATATATCTATTACTAAATAGAGCAAACAAAAAATCAAGAATACCCGCTAGCCCGTTCAGGACCGGATCAGTCGAATCCTCGGGCGCTACTTCCTCAGCCAGCTACTTCTCCCTTAGACCAAATCTTTATCTTATGTGTCGGCGATTGGTGTGTTTGTCAACCCTTAGTCCAAGAATTCTCCATTTTCTGTTGGAAAATCTTTAGTCAAGTGGTGCACCCAACAGGTACCCCCGACCCCCCTTGCCACCCCATGCGACTTTATATCGTGTCTCCCGCTCCTGCAAATCACTCGCAACTGGCCTTCGTCCTTGTGGGCGGCACTTGCTCACGCTCCTGCGACTCATTATCAACTATTTGATTTCCTATGCAAAAACTGTGCCAATCCTCGCGCGCGTTCCTCTTCTCTTCGCGTACTACTGTGTTGCTGTACTAACACACTACAACCAATCATTACAAATTTGTAACTTGCAACCTATCCTCGCTTGGGGCATTCTTCCCCTGTCATTTCGGAAGACACGGCTGCGAGACTGCTAGTCACCAGCACGGTTAGACCACTTGACAACTTACCGCCCAACTGCTAGTCAGTAGGGCATACAACAACTGGGGTGCGCAAGCGCCCGCCGAAAGGATAAGGTTGCAAACTATGACTAGGCACCAACGCCGAAAGGCTGCGCGTGCTAGGAAAGATGCTAAGGCTGAAACCCTCAACTCGCGGGCGCTTGCTCTGCTACAGAGGGAAAAGCTAAAGCGTAACCTAGTACGGGCAATGCCCAAACACTCGGTACGTGGCATGGGAAACCGCGGCATTTACCAAGGATTAGGGCTGTATCCTGCACCCGGTTACGGGACAGGAGCCTTCAAAGAGAAGCCACTGAGCGAGCGCACACTGCGCGAACACAGGGCGCTTGACAAGCGTTAAGCCTGTCATTACATAACGACTGACTACGCAAACGGTACGCCGCAAACGTAGTTGGCGACTGGCCAGCGTAACTGGCAAAGGTAGCTTGCGGGCGGCCACACGCATGAATGTCACATGCGATGGACAGCGACACTGCTCCATTGGAGTAAGACGGTAAACATGCGGCCTTGTGTACGGGCGGCATGGCATGACAAAGCGAGCAACGTGCAATCTATCATCGCGCGTTTGTTTGTGGCGTCTCGGCTGAT